GAATACGTTGTTGGTAATGACAACGTTAAAGTTGAATACTGCCATAGCAGTGTTTCAGACTCAATCAAAGTGGTTGAGATGTGGGTTAATGGTAAGTTCCATAGGGTTAATTGGATGAGTCCTGAGGGTAATAAGAGGTTGATGGATAGGTTGGAAAAGGATATGACCGATAGGATGTGCGGTAGTTATATGGATGATTTACAAACCACAGGCTTTGATACAGAGATTGATTTAGATAGGGACATGCCAAGTTATGGATTATAAAGAAATATTGGATAGGCTTGTAGATATAGAAGGTCAGTTGGATGACGCTATGAACACCTTACCAGAGTATAATGCTAATGTAGATTCACAAGGATATATAGACGGCGCCAGGTGTGACTTATATTATCTTAAAGACGAAATAGAAAAGGCCATACTTGACGACAAGTCTGATAGCCAGTAACTGTAAAGAATGTCAAACCGAGTTGGATTCATCACGAGTTCAACTTGGTTATGATATCTGTACAGATTGTTCTGATACTCAAAAGTATTCAGCTCATGTCGTGTATCCACACAAAACAGGTGCGATTGTCCAACCTGTCCAAGAAGACACTAAAAGGAATATTCAGAGATTAGACCGAAGGTCTTCTAATGGTGGTCGTGTAGCTAAAGGTATCTTTGCTGATAATAGTTGGGATAGGTGGTTGGAAAAGTATTACGACAATATATATAACAAACAGACAACGAAAAAATCTTTTAAAAAAATCTCTCAAAAGTTCTCTCACATGAAGACCGAAACACTCTACCAAACTATCGTAAAAGAATTCATCGAATGGGGTTATCAACGGGCAGTAGACAAAGTAAACGAGTTATATTCACAAGATAAAATATCATTGATTCAGAAAGGTAAGATGATTGACAACCTTTCTAAATTACAAATGATGTCCTCAAAAGAAAAAAAGTTTTTCAAGAAGTTAGAAAACAATTCATAAGGTGGTACTAATTCTTTAGTCCTCAACTAGTCAACGACTTAAAAGAAGAAGTGCCACCTTATACTTATTAATAAAGAAAGGAAATACAATGTCAGTAAATAAACTATATTACCTATTAGGTGTATTAACAACTGCTGTATCTGTTATGGCTTATGTAGAAATAATAGAGCCTGATATACCAATACAAACAAAAACCGAAACAGTTGTTCGTATGATTAACGTACCTTTTGCTCCAAGTGACTACGAACTACAGGCAGAAGAGATTAAATCTTCTTTGAATAAATCTAAGCTAAAACATATACTTATTTATATAGAAGCTCTCTGTTGGGAGTATGGGGTTGATTATGAAATGGTTAAAGCTGTTATACAAACTGAATCTGATTGGAATCACAAAGCTGTTTCCACGAGTGGAGCAATAGGTCTTATGCAAGTATTACCATCAACTGCTATGTCAGAATTTAAAACACCAGAAAAAGACTTATATAATCCATATGTTAATGTAACTGTTGGTATAAAATATCTATCCAAACTTAACAAACACTTTGATGATATGGAATCAACACTTACAGCATATAGTCACGGTCCTACCGTAACAAAAAAATATTCTAATAATTATATTAGTAATAACTTTTATGTAAAGAGAGTTCAAAAGAATCTAAAATGAATATAGCAACTTTAGCTGGACACTTAGCCTTTGGTCTTATTGCCTTTTCTTTTTTGGTAAAGGACATACTGTATCTTAGAATACTATCTATACTAGCTAGTTTGTTCTCTGTACTTTATAATTTCTATATACCAGTCGAACCTATGTGGTTAGCAATAAATTGGAACATCATATTTATTTTAGTTAATATCTATCATATAGCAGTCATCATTTATGAGAAGAGACCTGTTAAGATGTCTGCTAAAGAAAAAGAATTATATGAAACTATGTTTCGTGGTTTATCACCGGTAGAGTTTCTAAAGATTACTAAGATTGCTAAATGGAAAAAATTTAAATCACCATTACCAATTATTCAACAAGGTAAACCTGTAAATGATTTAATTTTAATTTACAATGGTGTGGTTGATATTTTAGTTAATGATAACAAAGTAGCTGAATTAAAAGATGGTCAGTTTGTAGGAGAGATGTCTTTCCTTACGGAGAAACCAGCTACTGCTACTTGTAAAGTAGCACATACCACAGAATGTTTAGTCTGGCCACAAAAAGATTTTAAGGATTTGTTGAAACGAAATCCCTCTTTATATTTCACAATACAATCACTTTTAAGTGAACAAGTATCTAACAATTTAGTTTCAAGTTCTCAAAAATAATGCTTGACTTAATGGTTATTTGTTTGTATATTATATTGGATAATTAAATAGGTTATCGTTCTCAAAGAATTGAATCTCATTTATAAGAGGTTCTTATGGGGCATAGTTCTTTCTTCCTTTCTTCTATGCCCCTAAAATTTAAACAATAATAATAAGAGGTTAACAATGAAAAATAAGAAAATAGATCTTTCCCAATTCGAACTATCAGCAGATGATAAAAGACAAATGAAGTCTATGGATAAATTGTCGTCATCTACTCCTAACTATAAAGAAAACAAGAGAGTTAATCTTGATTACTTTAATGAAGGTGAATTAGATGATACTGCTGTTAATGATTACTCCGAGTGTGATGGTCGTGAAGACTTAAAAACATTAGGTGACATTGGAATGGATGTATATTAAAAATTAAAATCTCAATACTTAAATATAAGTGATTTGGTTAGGTGGTAGACTATTTATGAGTATATGGAACAGAAAGAAGCAAATAACGAACAAATCATTAAAGTATTATCTTTCATAATGACTAGATTAGATACTTTGGAGATTGAGCAATCAAGACACAAAGAGATGTTCTATAAAGTTCGTAAGAACTTGACAGATGCTAATGACTTGATTAATCAAATACTTGATGTATTGGAGATAGAAAATCCAGAGTTGTATACCAAAACTATGGAACAATATCAAAATAGTCATATGAAGGATTTGGTTTCCACATTAGATAAACATATAGAAGAACTTGATAATTTAAGTGATGATGAAGTTCTTGAACTATTAATGCAAATTGTAGGAGATGCTTAATGATAAATTCAGAGATGATTCTCTTCTTAGAGGATTTAAAGGCTTTGTTATTAGAAATAGATACACACCATGAGGAAGACCAAAACGAGATACTTATAGAAGTCATAGATTTAATAGACGATAAAATTATCGAACTAGAGTCATAATTGTTACATTACATAATTACAATCATATTAGGAATTGTTGCTACCTTTTTTGGGGTGGTAATTTTCTATGCATTACGCCGTATAAACTCATACGAAAATATAATACTAAACATAAGCAATACAGTAGAATCAATAAAACTTCAACTTAAAGTAATAGACGATAAAGGAACATTTGAATCAGACGATGAAGTTGGTTTCTTCTTTGAAGAAATAAAACAACTTGGAAAAGACTTAGACAATTTATTTGAAACCGAGGTTGAAGAAAATGAAAAAGAGACGAAAGAAAAGTAAAGTTTATTTTGGTACACCAGTACATGATGCTATCGTAAGATATAATCATTGTGATAATACCTTAGAAAAAAACAAAATTTATACTGAGGAGATACATGCAGCATTTCTTAAGTTAGCAGAAAATATAATTAATACTTTCAAGTTTAGTTATTTTACTTATGGATTCAGAGACTTACAAGAAGAGGTTGTTTCTAACCTTGTTCTTAACATGCACAAATTTGATGAAACAAAGGGGAGTAAAGCTTTTAGTTATTTTTCTGTAGTAGCAAAAAATTATCTTATTCTAAATAATAATGCTAACTACAAGAAGATGAAGATACATGACGACATAGATGTTTTATATGACCACGGTCACGATGATGAAGTTATAAATAAAAATCCATCATCTGATGTATTTAAAAAGACTATCGATTATTTTGACCAAAATATAGAAAGACTCTTTCCAAAACACCAAGACAGAGAGATTGCTGAATCTATATTATATCTTTGTAGAAATAAAGATAACATAGATAACTTTAATAAGAAAGCAATCTACATAATGATTCGTGAGATGACAGATGTGAAAACATCAAAAATAACTCAGATTACAAATACGTTCCGTAAAATATATCCTAAAATCCAAGAAGAAGTGCTTACAAGAGGTCACATAGACAACCTAAGATATACAGGTTCTTTAGTGTAATATTGTAACCATACTATATTTATATGTATGGACAATGATATAAAAATATTTGGTGACAAAAACTTCTCGGATTTATCCCAAGAAATATACGAGAATAACAAGTTAAAGAAAACTCAAATCGACTTGTTAATCCAAGAGGTGCATGGTTACATACAAGGTATCGAAGATATTGCTATCGTAGGTCCTATTATCAAAGAACTAATGGATGTTGGTATCAAGAATGATGACAACCTTGTTAAACTAGCAACTCTATATCAGAGGATAATGTCTAAACAAACTATTGATGAAAGTGGAGTTAGTCTATTATCGGATGAAGAAAAAGAACAACTCATGGCTTCGCTTGAAGATGTAGCAGAGGACTTACAGAAAAAGAAAGACGACATTGTTGATATGTCTGAGATAAGACAAAAGTATGGTGACTCATAATGACGAATTTAGCAGTAAATCCATTGAATATAAACCAACGAGGAACTCCTAATCAAGATGAGGTTACTTTACCGGAGTTTACTTTTCATCACGGTCATGTTGAAATGGTTGTTCATGAATATTCTGATTTAGAACAATATGGTAAACTACCAACAAATTTACCATCAGACTTAAGTCATTGTATTTTATTACTACCCACATTTGAAGGCATAGTTGGTTCACAAAATTTAAAAGAAGTGGTTTTAGCACAACCTTTATTAAGAGGAGTTTCAGACTCGGTGGCTAGGGGAGATAGTGTTATTTTTACAAGAATAGGTGATATATTTTTTTACTTAGGTCCTTTAAATACAACTAACAATCCAAACTATTGTCCTGATAGCTATTATGATTCCTCGTTTGGTGGTAATAGAGTTATACAATCTAGTGCTGACGATAGTAATGGTTACAATTTAGATTATAAAAAAGTTAATATAAAAAGAGTATTAAAAGATAAAAATGTGTTTTTAGACAGACCATATAATTTAGGAGTTGGGGAAGTTGGTTCAAAGGCACATACACAATCACACTATTCTAATTTAACATTTGAAGGAAGACACGGCAATTCAATTGAAATAGGCACTCGTTTTATTAATCCATATATAACAATAAAAAATAATACAAGAGCAGTATCCGGTACTGGTATAGGCTTGTTATCACTTGGAACTATAAATGATTATTTTCCAAGTTACGGAAGTTTATCAAGCGACAGAAGAATAAATGAAGAACGAGAAACTTTAATAGAAGGTCAATATCCTGGTTATCAAATAAATTTTGGTAATGATGAACTAAGTGGTAATAATCTACCTAGGCAGGATAAATTTGATTATTTATATGCTGCGACCAATAAAGAAACTCCAGAATCACAAACGGAGTTTGACCAACTAATAATATTTTCAGATAGGATAACTTTTGATTCTAGAGATAATGATTTAACGATGTCAGCATATCGTAATATAAACTTAGGTGCTGGAAGAAATGTAACTATTACTAATAAAGGATTCTCAGTTATTGAATCTCAGAATATTTATTTAGGGAAGCAATCTAAAACTAAAAAAGAACCGTTGGTATTAGGTGATGAACTAAGAGCATTATTATTAGATATTATGACTATATTACAAGATTCACGAGCATTAGTTCAAGGAGTTCCGATTCCACTTGTTGATGACAACTCTGCACCAATGTTTCAAAGAATACAAAATTTAATTACTGAACTAGAACCAAGAACTGAAGGTGATAATGGATTTACAAATGACGGACCTAAATTTATGAGTCATCATCATTACATAGAAATAAACAATAGGGAACAGAACAATGAAGGTTAATATATTTAAAAAGTTAATAAGAGAAGTAGTAAGAGAAGAGTTAGATTATAAATTTTCTGCACTTGAAAAAAAGTTAGATGAAGTGTTAGTTAGCTCTAATTCTAATAGTATAGTAGAAGATAGAGCGCTACAACTTACCGCATCTTCGACTGAAAAAACAAATACTCAGTCACGAGTTCCGACTCCGACATTACCATCTACCAATACTGCACTAACAAAAGATGCAATATTAAATGATATTCTTGCTGAAACAGCAGCAAATGATGATTGGAAAAAAATAAATGAAGAACCACAAGTTCAATCCGTAACAGACAATACTCAAGGATTACCTGAACATCTGGCAAATGCTCTTAACAAAGATTATTCAGAGGTAATGAATAAGGTAGAAGAAAAGGCAAGGTTTAAGAATGGCTCTTAAAGACGACATATATACAGCTTTAATTAATAATATTCAACCAGATAATCCTGGTGAAAATTTTAATTTATCAGATGCAGCAATAGATAAAGTGGAAAAATTATCTGAAGATTTAACAACAGCTATTAAATCATATATTGACGATTTAGTTTTTAGAGTTCACGACTTAAAAGCCGATACTATTATTTTACCTGGCACAATACAAACAGCAGCAGGTCCTAATGTTAATCCTTTACAAGTATCAGTTAAAGTTAGTCAAGATAATCCAGAGGGTATTACAGACGCACCAAACTCTCTTCAGTCTGTGATTAAAGTTGATAAAATTGTAAATAGCGATAAAAGTGGAGTGCTTGTATAATGCCAATACTCGACAGAAGAAAAGATAGATTTGTAGAAGACCAAGATACAAGAGTGTCTGTGGGAATTGATTTTCCTTTTGGTAGGGTTGGCAATGGCGATGGATTTTTTAAAACTACAAAGACAACAATAGATGCTATAAAAAACAATATTAAACTTCTTTTACAAACTAATCAAGGTGAAAGAATGTTTCAACCAAACTTAGGAATGAACTTAAGAAATCTTTTGTTCGAGGAAATGACAGAGGACTTGACTATACAAATAGAAAATAATATTGTAGATGTGTTTGAAAGATGGCTTCCTTTTGTCGAGTTAAGAAACATAAACATAGAAAATAGAAACGAATTAAGTCAAGTAAAAATTAATATAGAATTTAATATAAGAAGAGCACCTAATTCTTTGGAGAGTGTTCAAGTTACATTTGATGGTGTAGGTGCTGGAAGTTCTACCAGCATTGGTGGTGGAGTGACTACCGGAACTAGTAGCGGCGGTGGTGGTGGTGGTTACTAAGACATAGGAGATATTAATGGCATATACAGAAAAACAAAGACTAAAACCAACAAATGTAAAATACACAAGTAAAGATTTTAGTACGATTAAAAAAGATTTAATTGAATATACTAAATCTTATTTTCCTGATACATACAAAGATTTCAACGAAACATCACCTGGTATGATGTTAATAGAGTTATCAAGTTATGTTGGTGATGTGCTTTCATATTACATAGATTATAACTACAAAGAAAATCTGTTAGCAACCGCCACAGAAAAAAGAAACATCCGTAGACTATCAGAATTTCTTGGATATAAAACTCCAAATACAACACCATCAGTTGTTAGGTTAAAAGTAGAAACTAGTATTGGTGCTGATAGTACAACTGGTGAACCACTTTACGGAGAAGCCCCATCTTCAATAGATAGCGGTTTACAGATTGCTTCAAATATAGATTCTGAGATTCTTTTTGAGACTACTGATGAAATAGACTTCTCATCAAGTGGTTCAGGTGATCCTGCTATAAGTGCTCCAATACTTGATAGTAATGGTGAAGCTAGTTCTTATACTTTAACAAGATTTGTTAGAGCTATATCGGCAGAGACTAAAACAAAAACATTTAATATTACAACTCCTACAAAATTTTTAGAATTAGATTTAGGTGAAAGTAATTTAATTGAGATACTAGATTGTACAGATGGTTCTGGACAAAAATGGTATGAAGTAGATTATTTAGCACAAACTAAGATTTTAAAAGAAACACATTATAGTGATGATTCAACTAGAACAAATGCTTACGACCAAGGTGATGCCTCAACTGAAACTTCAACAATACCTGTTCCTTATGTTGCTGAGTACATATCCTCTACAAAAAAATTCACAACTAAATTTGATGAAGATACTGAAACATACAAAGCTTGTTTTGGTAATGGACTGTTTAGATTTAGTAACTCTGGTTCAAATGTAGATCCTGTAGAACAAGCTGGTGTAACTATTAACGGAACTAATCTTGCTGATGTACCAAGTGCTATTGGTGTAGTAGTAGGAAACAATCCAAATTTAGGAGAAACTCCATCAAATACATCATTGACATTTACCTATAGAGTTGGTGGTGGTGCGGATACAAATATACAATCCGGAGAATTGACAACTGTTAATAACTCACCAGCAGGTGTTTCTATAACTGTAACAAATGATGAACCAAGTGTTGGTGGAACTGATGGTCAAACTGTAGACGAGATAAGAAACAATGCCTCTGCTTTCTTTGCCTCTCAACTTCGTTGTGTTACCAAAGAAGATTATCAGGCAAGAATACTGTCTCTTCCACAAAAGTTTGGTAGTATTGCTAAATGTTATGTGGAAAGAGTAGATGGTGGAGCTTTATTAGTGTCTACTCTTTCTTATAATCAGAACAGGCAATTAGTTCAGACACCACAACTTGTTTTACAAAATATTGGTACATACCTTAATCAATTCAGAATGATAAACAATCAAGTAGGTTTTGGTTTTACATTGAATGACACATTGTTTTCTGGCTATGTAATAAACTTTGGAGTTCGTTTTATTATCAATTATGACAGAAGATTAAATCCAACTGAAGTAAAGTTAAATGTAATTCAAGTGATAAAGAATTTCTTTGCAGTAGAAAAAATGCAGTTTAGACAATCGATTAATTTAAACGATTTACAATATAATATCTTAGGATTAGACGGTGTGATTGGTATAAAAGAATTAAAGTTATTTCAAGATGGAAATACAAATTACGCTAATGGTAGAAAGCTTTATCAATATCAAGGTAACGGTGAAATTGTGACTGATGGTGAATCGGAATATGGTTTTCAGTATAACTTTGAAAATGCTTTGCAAGACGGAATCATAAGACCATCTGTTACACCAGCAGTATTTGAATTAAGAAACCCTAACCAAGACATATACGGAAAGGTAATATAATGCATAGATATTTTTTTACAACCAAAGATACCTTTATCAGTAGTGGTTCAGACCAAATTACTGGTGAAGATTTTAAAGATAAGAATACAGGACAAGATGAAGTTCTTGAGTTAAAAAAAGTATTTTTTGACAGAGGTTTTTCTTACCATACTCGTGTTCTTGTTCAATTTGATACTACTGAAATAGAAAACTATATTAGTTCTTCAGTATTACCAAGTGATTACCAACTTAACTTAAGACTTTATGAAACAGAAGGTACAAGTGGATTAACTGAGGAGTATACGATTGCTGCTTATCCATTAGAGGAAGAATGGGACGAAGGTGTAGGTAAAGAAATTGATGAACCAAAAACAACAGATGGTTGTAGCTATCTGTATAGGAAAAATAGAGAAGGCGCTACTGAAATAGAATGGACAGATGCTGGTGGAACTTATATTGACAGCGATGAAGTAACACAATCCTTTTCATCAGAGTCACCTGATATTAACATGGACATAACTAATATCAGTAAAAAATGGTTTGATGGGAGAAATACAAATCATGGTCTTTTGCTAAGATTTTCTGGTAGTAGAGAAACATCAAGTGGTAGTTTTGAAGACATCAAGTTTTTCTCAAGACAAACCAACACTATCTACTCGCCGAAGATAGAATTAAAATGGGATGACCATCTACCGGCAACTGGTTCAAATACAGGCAGTTTAACTCAGTTAGATATTAGTGGTAATAGTGAAAACTTTTTGTATCCATTACATTTTAGAGAAGCCTATAAAGAAAACGAAACCGTAAAGTTTAGATTTGGTGCTCGTAAAAGATACATACAAAAATCATTTACAACATCAGTTCAAACTGTAAGTGGTAGTTTTATACCACATGGTTCAGGTTCTTACTCTATCATAGATATGGCAACAAATGAATCAGTTGTTCCATTTAGTGCTTACACAACGATGAGTTGTGACACGACATCTAACTATTTCAAACAAGACTTAAATGCTTTTGAACCTAATCGTGCTTATAAAATACTAATAAAGGTCAATCACAACGATGGTCAGGAGATAATCTACGATAACGACTTTGAATTTATATTGAGGACTTAATATGCCTTATCACACTAGAACTAGACAGATAAGCACAAGAACTCGTCAGCAAGATACTGATACACAACAGAGAACTACAACGACTCGTCAGCAAAGAACCACAACAACTCGTCAGCAAAGTAGTCGTGTTCAACCAAGAACCACAACTACTCGTCAGCAAAGTAGTCGTGTTCAACCAAGAACCACAACGACTCGTCAGCAAAGTAGTCGTGTTCAACCAAGAACCACAACGACTCGTCAACAAGACACAGGCAGACAACAACAAAGTAGGGTGCCTCGTCAACCACGAACAATAAATAGACGACAAATTACCGAAACTCAACAACCAAGAGTGACAACTCCTAGACCGATTGAACAAATATCTCAAACTGATATAGTCCCACAACAAACTCCGACTGTCACATTGTCTGGCACATTAGTTATGCCAACACCTGATGCCAGTGTATGGTCAGTCACATCTGTGGACAATAATAATTTAGCACAACAGGTAGAAGCCGGCATGACCGTTACCTTGCTTCAATACGGACAAACACAAAATTTTATAATCGAGTCGATAAGTGGAAGCACGGTTAACTTAACTCAGCCGGTTCCAGGACAGAGTATAGGCTCAACGATTGAGTTTTTTGTAGAGATAGATTTAGAGAATGAACAAGAATCTGATGTTAATGTGCTTCTTGACAATCCAATAGTAGAAATTGGGTTGATTGCGTCAAGTGAAGATAATTGGTTTTATGAAATTAGTGGAGAGCCATATGTTGGGTTGTATCATTTACATGAAGATGGTACTGCTATGATTAATGAGGGTGTATTAGGTGTAGTTCATGAGCTGAAACCAGATGAAATAATTATTCAACTTCCCATACCAGAAGTAGAAGTAGATATTGTCGAAACGATAGTAGAACCAGTGTCCTATGAAACAGTACAAGAAGTAAAGGAAGTAGTTAGTGATATTTTTTATAAAGTATGGTTTAAATCAAATACATTATCTGAAGAAGAAATACTGTCAATGCAAACTACCATTCGAGATGGTATAAAACAAATAGGTCGTAATGAAGACGAACCTCTTGTATTCTATAAGAAAGATAGAAATACTTTAGAAAGTAGAAAAGATTTGCAAGGTGATAAATTTGAAAAGATATGTCAATACGTCTATAGTAATCAGATACTTGATTTAGGTGATAGATTTAATGTCTATGTACAAGAACTTTATGATAAAACAATATATTATTTAAGATTTCTTAAGCTTGATTCATCTTTTATTGATCTTCAAATAGCAGTAAAGGTAGAAGGTGAGTTTACAGATGTTCTAAATCTTAGTCAGCTAACAAAACCAAAATCTGGTAATAAAATAAAACCTGAAAAAGCTCGTGAGGTTTTAGACACAAATATATTTGAATTACTTCCAAATCAAACAACTCGTCAAGATCAAGTAAATGACTTCTTTACAGAGTTTGATAATTTAATAGGACCAACACCAGTTTTTCAAGACGTAGATGGTGATGGTGTTGGCGAAGATATACAAAATAAAGAACAAGACGAACAATCTCGTATTAGTTTTGAAAATCAACCAGGTGCTTTCATAACAAGGTTAGATGAACAAGCAGAAGGTGATAGTATTAATCAAGGTAAGACTCTTGAGTCAATGAGAAACAGACTTAATACTTATCTTGGTGATGTTGATAATGTTATTGAAACATTAGAGGATGACAGACCAGAGTATCAAAATATTTCAAGTGGTTTTTTAAAAATAAGAAAACCAAATCAAGCAATAATAATAAGAGCACCTGGTAATGACTTATTAGAATTTCAAAAAATAAATTCTAATGGAATTCCAAGTTATTTAGATGATGGTTTTACAATAACAATGTGGGTGAGATTTATTAGTAAAACATCGGAGGGAACTCTTTTTAATTTTGGTAATCCTTTAGACAACAATGGAGATGGGTTTAGATTAGAAACAAGAACTAATATTGATAGTGATGGTAATTATAAAAGATGGATAAGATTATTAGTAAGACAAAATAATGGGGTTTTGACACAGAACAATTGGGGTGTTGAAGGTTTACCTCGAAGGTTGAGCAATCCAATTGATTCTGTCAGTAGTGAAGAAGTTCACAAGGTTTATCCAAACATACCAACTGATGATTTAAACGAATGGTTTTTTATTTGTGCAACTTTCAATCCAACTATATCTGAAGTAGGACATGGAGAACCTACAAACACTAATAAACAGTATTGGTTAAATCATGTTTTACCAACAGAAGATGGTGATGTGGTGGTTGCTAATAGTGGGTTGGGAGCTAAATGTAAAGTAGAGATAATAAGTCGTTCTGATTTACTTAGAGCTCGTGGATATAAGATTGGTGATTTAAGTATTGATTCTACTTCGAATCAACAACAAACTGAAGTTGAACTCGAACAGGATGAACAAACAGAATTAGACTTAGGTATTCGTTGACAATGGCTAAATTTACGAGTATAGAGAAATTGCTCGAAGAAGCATATCAATCTATTGTTGGTTCTCCACCAGAACATGGTCGTGTTGAATTGGGAACAAAAACTCTCGATAATAGGGATTATTGGGAAAATATAAATTTCAACAAAGACACTTTTCAACCTTACTTGACTGGTAACTTAGAGACATTAAATACTGAACTTAGAGATGGAATAGTTTATCGTAGAAATATAGAAACATCTGAACTCTTTCAATATTCTATTGATGCCTTACCCTTTGTTACAGATATCAATGATGATGATGAAATAATAAGGTTAGATGAATACTATGATAAAAGAAATGATTCTACACAATATTATTTAGCAACAGAAGGTAAGATAAATTATTATTTGTATGCCAGAGAAAGTGGAAGACCAACACCAGATGGTCATATTGATAACTATGCAACAAGAAATAAAACAAATAAATTTGACAGTTATGCTAATAGACCAGGTGAAACTGGTTTTTATTTATTTAAATTAAATTGGGGTGATGGTACTACCATAGAATATACTGATAGACCAAAGTTGTTAGAGGAGTCTGTATTATTAGAACACTTTTATGAAAAACCTGGTTTCTATACTATTTCCGGCGTGGTTTATGCTTTATTTAAACCAAATGATGGGACAGGTCGCGAAGCCATAGGTGGATATGAAAGGTTTGAAACAAACATATTATTAAACCCATCGAAGAACTATGAATTGAATTTATATGATTATTATAATTTTGCTACCATAGGTGGTGTAGATTTAAATTCATCTTTAATTAAATCTTCTTTAAATACTATAGGGATAGATCCTAAAAATCCATTTGAGCCTCATCCTGGAGATGATGATTCTGAAAATATAGAGAAATTAAATTTATTTGATAAGTTACAATTGTTTAATTTTTTAAACAAAGTATCGGATACTTTTTTAAGTAGATTTGACAGTTTAGTAGAACCTTATTCTGAGGCTTTTGATAACACTCCTAATATTACCGATGATATTTTTCCTTTTCAATTGAATGTTATTAGTGAACCAGTTTACAACAGAGACACGAGTGAATTTGAAATTGCTGGCACCATCATCGTGTCACCGGATACTGATGATGGCACTGGAACAGGTGATAGAATTTATGATGAAGGAACAGTTGTTAACATACAAGCACTTGCTGACGATCGTTTTGAATTTGATACATGGGATGTGACAATAGGTAACGATAGTCAAATAGGAAACCTTTCTTCACCAAGCACAACTGTCACTATGTCACGAGATATTAGAGTGTATGCTAGATTTAAAGCAGTGGAGTTCGAAGATTTTGATGGAGAGGATTTTAATCCAGATTCTGATTTCGATGACCCGATTGATGAGACAACTGATATAGATATTGATAATTATGTATTTCCCTTTGATGAATATTTTGGTGAACCGAGAGAAAATGAAATTTTTACAGATTCTAATGGTGTTACTTGGCAATACACTCATTTAACTAATGAACAAGCCGGTATAATTTTATCTGAACCACTTGAGTTGACAAATCCAGCACAATTTGATTGGTTGGTTGTGGGGGTATAAAAATGTCTCAAGGACCACATCTCGGATTTATTAATAAAAAATTGTCCAACTCCCTAAAAGATACTGGTTTAAATAATTTTGATTTAGCAACCACAAGAATTTACAAGGGTGTTAGGCCAATGTGGGAACAACTTGGTTTCGAAAGTGATGATAGTGATATACCAATTACAGTTTCTTATTGGAATAATATAATACCAAGTGAATTTGATTTTTTAAATAAAAGTGGAATTGAAATTCAAGATGGTGATGAGCCTATAAAAGGTTCAAAAACACCAAGAACACCATACAAAGAAATAATCATCGATGAAGATGATGAACAGATTTGGAACGATAATTATCTTTATCCAATATTACCAAAGATAAGTAAATTTGGAGAGTTTGTTGAAGATGTAAATGTTGAAGGTTCATATGGTAGAGATGATGCCCCAATAACAAATTTAAATGTTGTTGATGATAATTTAATATTAGATGTTGATTTTGGAGTAAACACAACAGACAATCTAATTGACAAAACAGACTTTAGTAAACTCCATTACAATCAAGATTTTGAACTTTCACTTGATGATAACTTAAGATTAAAAACAGATACTTTTATTATACCAGATAGTATAGAAAAAGATAATTCAGAACAGGCATTTTAATGGCATACGAAAAAAAAGATAACTACCCATCGTATAAAAAACCAGGTGTATACCCATCTGGTTCAATAAAAGAACTTGGTTTAAACAATGATGACTTAGAAAAGTTTTCTTTGGGTAATTGGAATTCAATCACAAAAAATAATAGAAAGTTTTTTGTTCCACAACAAGATAGTTTGTTGAATGATTTTTTAAATGGTAAAACTTTAGGAAGACCAGTTTTAATATCTAATATACTACCTGTAAATTTTTTACAAGGTAATATTGGATTTTTTTCACAAAAAGTTTTAACACATCCGAGTAGTAACTTTTTAAGATTTGTTAGTCAACCAGCTTGGCCAAGTAGAGCGGGTTATTTGTATAATACATTTGGTCTTGACAATTTCAACTATAATATTGTAAAAGATTATAGTCAGAGTGACATAAATCAAATTTCTAATTTTCTAACCGAAAGGTATAATGAATTAAAAGAAATATTAGATAATAATTATGCTTATATTTTACCTGATGATACAGATGTAGAAGGTTTGTCCGATGGGGAAAAAGTTCAAATTCCAATTAGGTTTAGATTTGAACCCGAAGTTCAAGAGCAAATCAACGAAATATTGAGTCAACAAATTACTAAGGGAACTGATACTTTGTCTGTAAATCAAATACGAGCTCAAAAAAATGGTCTTGAGGATTTTGGTTTTCCACAAGATTGGCCAGAGGATAGCAGAACTCAAGAGTTCCATACATATCAACTTTACATTAGCCCACCAACACAACACGATGATGGAACACCATTAATACCTGAATCAAATGAGCAATATCCACCCGATGAAAATTATTTATTCGATGTTTACGCAGAAGAGGATTATTTGACACTAAATACAGTTAATATACCAACAGCAGATGGTTTTCTTTTTAGGTTTTTTGTCCAATCAATAGATGACGATGGTATTTACACTGGTGTTTTTTCTGCAGGTGAAGAAGATGGTATAAGTGCTTTAAACGCTTCACAACGATTTGGTGGTCATCCAAATTATCCAATTCGATTTCCTTTTGTTGATGAAAATATTGTGCCTGAATTAATACCAGATAAAGTCGATTTTAAAGTTTTTTGCACTCCATCCTCAGATCTAATAGGTGTTGAACAAAATAAATTTGAATCAGTACAAGAACAAAAAGATTCTTTTCTTTATTACGAATTCGAAGATGAAAGATATACAAGTACATCCTATCCGATAAAAGTTGATTTATCGATTTCAGTCGAAAATACAAATTTTGTTCAGTTTCGAAATCAAGAAACCATTATTGATGAAGACTTGACAAGTGAACTTTTTCAATTGTTTTCTACAACAAAAGATGATCAAATCAACTCTTTAGTAAGCGGAGATTTCGGAAATTTAAACTCAATAGATACTTCAGTTTTTTACTACAAAGTAATACAATGGGGAGATGAAAAAAAATTACTAACAGATGATGATATATTAAATACAGAATATTTTAAGATATATGATTTTGAAGAATATCCAGGTAATGATAATTACTATTTTAAAAGATATAGACAACAAATTTTAAACAAGGTCAATTGGGAGGAGGCTAGTTACACAGAAATGCTAGAGTCAAATAATTTCAAACCTATTAAAAACCCTTCTAATGTTTCTAACGATTTAATTATTTCAAATCATGCTTACAACGAACCAGGTCCTAAATCTATCAAAATTATATTAATGAGATTTACTTCGAATATGTTGATTTTAAATGAAACAATATTAGTGACAAAAAATATAGTCATTAATGATGGAAATTTATTAAGCCAAGATTTTTCAATATTTGGTGGAACTGATTTTAACTTTTTACCAATTGTAGATAATCAAGCAATAATAGGTGGTTTTGATGAAAACTCAAATTATAACAACTCTGTATCTAAAATTGTTAAAGATGATAATTTTGTTCAAGAGGATTATTTGGAAAGGGTGTCTTCAAAAGATTATGTAAAAAAGTTCAATGATGGTTTTTTAGGTAATACGCCAGGTCAATTAGACTTGAGTCAAACAAGAGTTTTTACAGAGTCAAGGGACATATATGATTTTATTGGTGGTGATAAATTAGAGTGGATAAATCAAGGTTCAGGTAGTTTACCACTCAATAGTTTAGCAACCGACATATTTATTAGAGATGATAAATGTGTTGTTGATTTAAATCCAACTAACTCTGAATTTCTTACAATACAAAATCAGATGGGAACAAAAGAACAAGGCATTTTGATTGGAGACTATAAAGTCAATCAACCAAAAGATGGTAGAGTTCAAAAACAAGGTGTGATGCGAACTCCACTTTTAGAAACGGATAATGACAACCAAGCATTCTAATGGAAATATTACAACCATATAATAATAATACTTTACAATTAATATCGGATGAAAATTCATATGAATTTACACCTGATTTGTTACAGAGTGGTGTAATAAAACTATCTGTGTTCTCAGATGTTGGGGGATTTTTAGACTCCTCTATATTAGAAGAGGGTGTTGATTTTTATGTAAGAGACAATGATCTTTTTCTAAAACCTAATGAGTTTTTAGATAGAACTGGTTTTAGTGAAGATAACTATAATTTACAATATGATTTTTTAAATAGATTAGATACAAGTGATTTTAATATATCTGAAATATCTCCAAGTAGACAAGAAATAAGAATAAATATAGTTGGTTCTGAAATAGATGATGATACTCAAGATGTCATTGTTAATTTTATGCAAGGTGATGAGGATACCTATCAGTTTAATTCTTATTTAGAATTATCACAAGGAAGATTGATTCCAATTAATGGATATGCTTTTGATAATGTAACTGGTAATAAAAGAACTTTAATAGTAAAATTAAATCAACCATTACCAAATGATATACCAACTTTATCAACTGATTTTAATATATCAAATAAATTTTTATCATCACAAACCGAGACAATATTTTTTATAGACAGAGAAGGTCTTGCTATAAGTGGATTAGGTCTAGCAATAGATGAGGGTTATTCTACAACACCAACTCACGAAGAAGACTCATATGTTAATTATAATAATATCACAGCATCTTCTGGTGAAAACATTGTAGAAGAAATAACTCGTCAACAAAAAGACCTCAACCTAAATATAGATTATAAAAAATTTGATGGCCATGTTTTTTTTGGTTCAGCAAAATCTAAACTTGAAGGATTTAAAAATAAAGCTGTTAGGTTAGATGGTTTATTTACACAACTTAGTCAGTCACTTGCCTTTTCTAGTAGTCTAAAGGTTGTAGAGAGAAGAAAACATTTATTTAAAGAGATAAGGAAAATAGAAGACGAGTTTACTCATTACGAACATTTTGTGTACAACGATGGGCAAAGTTACTCTACATCATCAGCGCCTGGTGTTAGTAATAATTTAGCTGGAACAAATTATACAAATTTGGTAAATAATGATTTTACTAAATTACAAAACCAAGAAGGATTCGACAGAGTTTATAAAAAGTCTGAAGATGGTTTTATACATCTTTTTACTGATGTTTATAATGTGGAACAACCACCATTTTATAATTCAGATGATGAGTTTTATCTTTCTTTTATTTTAAGAGGTGGTGGAGCTGATAGTGAATATGAACTAAACTTTGCTTCTGGTGGTTTTGCTAATGAAAGGTATGATAGGTCGGGTGGAGATGAAGTCGGAAACTATGGATACTTTAATGGTAGACAAATTCCTTTTAATGCTTGGAATGGTTCGGTATTGGCAAATCCTGAAACTACAGGTTCTCATTACCAAAGATACATTTTTCAAGCTAAACAACAATTTTTTAGACCTGTTAAAAGTGGTGATTTTGGTTTAATAACTGGTCTTGAAGATTATAGTAGTGATTCCACATCTTGGGAAATACTTTCTGGTTCAAACCCAATATCTGCTTCTACAAGTGGTTCTATAGGAGATGGGTTTGCTTATGGTTTCTTTGATTTAACTGGTGTTTATAACTCTTATGTTTTTCCAAACCAAATTCAAGATGATGGTACATTGGGTATGCAAGATTTTGTTACAGGCTCAATATTACCACAAGGTGATTTATTTCCTTTGTTTACTCAAGAGAGTGGAGATAAAGAAGCATTCTTTACAGATGTAGTTGTCACAAAAAATAACCCAACAAATATACATCCTTTTTCAAAAATTTACAGACCACCTAGTGGAAGTTATGCTGGTTCATCAGAATGGAATGATTGGTATGATACGATGCATGATATTGCTTCTGATTATGACGATAATAACATTCATTCTCTTGTAAACAATTTACCAACTTTTTTGAGAGAGGGTAGTGACCATCAAACTCTTCGTGATTTCGTAAATATGTTAGGAGAACAATTTGACTTATTAAGAAGTTATGTTGACAATTATCATAATATTTACAAACTCGGATACACAAATCCGAATGCTATGCCAGACAATCTTTTACCAATTATTGGAAACTCACTTGGGTTTGATTTGAGAAACCCACTTACTGGTAGTCTTGATAATTATTTAGAATCAACTCGTGGTGATGAGATTGGAGATAAAACAGCTATAAATTCACTTTGGACAAAAATATTAAATAATTTAGTTTATATCTACAAAACAAAAGGAACTCAAGAAAGTATAAATACTTTATTAAGTTTGTATGGGTATGATCCTACTTCGTTTAAATTAACTGAATACGGTGGTTCAAGAGAAGAGCATAATCCAAGTGTTGTAACAAATAATGTTGCTAATGATTTAGAAAATGGATTAAAAAATGTTGTAGGAAATGTTTCATTCAGAGAAAGTGTGGATGCGTTTAAATCACTTAATCTTTCTTCTGGTTCAGACCGATTAGCTGTTGATTGGTGGTCTAACGATGCTGAACCAAACGGTATTGAATTTATATTTAGAACAACAAACACTAACAATCACCAAACTCTTATTAGATCAAGTGGTTCTGTTGCTGGTGAAGACCATTGGGATTTGAGAATTATACCATTTGGTTCATCAACCACTACTGGTAGTATACAGTTTAGATTAAATAATAGTGAGAATGCTAGTAGTGTGATTGCCTCTAATGCTATATCAATGTCAACAGATAATATCAATGATATAAACAATAATAAATTTATAAACGTTTTTTTACAAAGAGATAAAGTAACATCAAGTTTTGCTGTAACACAATCATATCACATGTTTATTGGTAGAAAGGATGGTGATAAAATAAAAAATATACAGCATATTAGTATGTCTAGTTTTAATACACATGCAAATCAAAATTTTATAACTTCATCAGGCCAATCAAATAATAATTTGTTGTTTGGAGAAGAGATAACAGGTTCAATCGGTGAGATAAGAGCTTGGGATGCTTACATCAGCATGTCTAAATTTAAACAACATATTCTTAATTACAAAAGTGTTGTTGGAGGAACTGCTACATCACCAAGAGATAATTTAATATATCATTACCCTCTTAATGATGGTTCAAATACTACAACTATAAAAGATATATCCTCTACAAAAAAAATAAAAAGTTTTGACAAAACAGTATCATCTCAGCCAAATTTAACCGTCAAAAGTTCTACCTCTGATGTAAAAAACTTTTCATTTCAAGTAAGAGGAAGTGATGTTGTAAAAAGTGATAGACAATATAACATTGGTTCTGATATGAAATATTATGGGGAATTAAATCCAAATACAAGAACTTTGGGATTACCTTACAATCCACAAGATAATCAAGAGGTAAATGTAAATAAAATAGGAAAATCATTTTCTTATGTAGATGCGATTGATGCCCTTGTAATAAACGCTATGTCTGATTTTGTATTAGATGATTTCTTAGATGATTATGATAACAATGGTATCTACGATGAGTTAATAACTTTAAGAAGACAACTCATTGATGAAAGACTAATAAAAGTAGACGTAGTTAATAACTTGTCTATGGTAGAATCACATGTAGATAATCCTGAATTTATAGACTCTATGGAAAAGTTATTACCAGCAAATACAAAGTTAGAGTTTTCATACGAAATCAAAAATGATACTCTATTTAGGTCAAGAATAAAAAGAGCTGCTTTACAGACACAACTTAATCCAAACAAAGCAGAGGGTTCAACTAATTTGACAGAACCAACTGTTAGTATAAACTTTAATGAAAACAAACACGAAAAATCGATTGATGTTTTAACTGATGAAGTTGACGTAACTGCATTGTTTAACGAAAACAAACACGAAAAATCTATTGATGTTTTAACAGACGAAGTTAGTATTACATCTACATTTAACGATAAAGTTCACACAAACGAATCTGCTCCATTAGATATTATTGATTTGTCAGACTCTTCAAATCAAACTGTTCTTACTTTAGAACCGAGTAACTTTACTGATTTGTTACTAGGTTCTAAAAATGAGTTTTATAAAAATCATGGTAAGAGTGAAAACCAAACTTTCTTTAAAACAGCCAATCAAGGTGCTAATGGGGATTTCAATACTTACAAATACGAAAGTAGGTTTCATTTTAGAACTATTGGTGATATAGAGGAGTTTTTTCCTGTTAGTGGAGCTCTTGAGAGTAGAACTGGCACAAATGCCAAACAACCTTTTAATCATCATGATAATTTTAGACATTTTGGAAATCGTTATTATGTGGATAGTGGAAGTGGATACACTTACTCCTCTTTCTTTGGCAGTGATGATGCTACTGTTGATGGTAGGATGGTAGGTAGAACACTATTCTTTAAATCAGATGATGATGGAAACATTACATACCCAATCAATCATTATTTTAAGGTAGGAACAAGTAAAGATGCTTTAACAAATCTTATTTATAAAGGAACACAAAATGATGGATTTCCTGAATCACAATTTGATCCTGAATTAGATGTTTTACCTAGAGTTTCAGCATATAAAATCAATGTAGGTGGTTCGGATACTAAAAATAAATTAAAAGTAACACGAGGTTAAAAAATAATTTAGATATATTTATAAATAAGTAATATTATAACTTAAAGGATTTATTATGGGAATTTTAGACAACGATACAGTAATAGTAGATGCCATTCTAACCAAGTTAGGTCGTCAGAAGTTAGCAAATGGTCAACCATTAGGTGTTACACAATACGCTTTTGGAGATACGGGTGTTGATTACACTCTTTATAATGCTTCACATCCAAGTGGTTCAGATTCATATGGAAATGCTATCACCTCTCTTCCAATGTTAGAAGCTGTACCAGATGACAATGTATTTTTAAGATTTAGATTATATGGAGAAGGTGAAAGGAATGTAGAAAACTTTTCCTTCATCACAGTAACAAGCGGAACTTCTGTTACAATAACAAAAGTGCCTGGTGAAACTGAGAGTAATCCTATTACAATAATCCCAAGAATTTTTCCCGTACCAGACTTTTCTCTATTTACTTTCAAAATTTTAGACGCTAGAGGATTAACTGTAAGAAGAGGAAGTGGAGCCGAAATGCCAGATGATGCGATTACTTTTTCTGGTGATTACAGTCTTGATAATCTACCATCATTTTCAGTACCAGAGCCTGTTATTGCTACTGTTTTGGGAACTGGTATTAATCGTATCACTCTTAATGCTCAACCACAACAAATAACTTCACCGAGAACTATCGGTGTTGAAATCACAGCACAAGGTGCTGCTTCGGCATTCGTAAGTGTAACAATTGATGCAAATAACACAACAGCATAGGATTTGAACCATGATGAAAACATTTAATATAGCAGAAGATACTATAACAACACAGATTACTGTGACCAACGGATTTTTTGATGGTGGTGTTGGAACACTTGATGGTTCTAATTTAACAACCTCTTCGTTATCTGCTACACAGAAATCTTACTACTACAATCTACAATTTAACTCAAAAGACCATTTTAGTATAACCTACGGTCACAAAGGTGGTAGTGGTTCAGCTGAAGAATCAGCAACTGTCGAAGGAACAACACAGGCAATATATAAACAATTTTTTAATTTTGTTGAACCAAATGCTGAAAATATAAGAGATGATGTTGGCTGGTCAATGATTGATGGAACTGATGGTACTAATGCTGTAACTCAAAATGATGTCTATATCTTGGCGGCTGAAAGACTACAAATGAAAGACAGATTAAATCCTGGTACTTGGACAATTACCCTTTCAGGCTCTAATACTGTTGGTGTTGGTAAGAATTTAGAATTAACAGATGATTCTAAAACTGTAAATGCGACATCTGTTCCATTCGGACCAAGACATAATATTGTATCTGGTTCTGCTGGAACTGTTAAGCTTGCTCACACCACTAAAACCTACGGATTCTTTTATCCAGATGCTGGATTAATGGTATTTAGTGCTAATGCTCTTTCATCAAGTTTACCAGGTACTGTTGGATTTATACAAAGTGGAAGTTCTCATCCCACTGCTATAGGTGGTACTGGTTTAACATCAGATACTAGAGTTGCTGAGGCTGTTGACAATGCTCACAAATTAACACAAGCTATACAATTAGGTTCAACAACTCTTCGTTCGGAAGAACAACAATATATTTACGATTACTTTTGTAGAGCTAAGGCAACTGAGTTTAACTTATCTCAAAACTTAACTTTTTGGAGTGGTTCAACTTACGCTATCAGACATGATGATATGGTGAGTAATCCTCAAACTTTTATTAGTGAAGTTGGGTTGTATGATAATCAAAACTCACTTATGGCAGTAGGTAGATTAAGTTCACCGATAAATAAAAACTTTAGTTCTGAAGCAATCGTCAAGGTTCGCTTGACTTACTAATGTCATGGGATGCTTAAACAATTCACACCTGAAAATCAGAATACTTACGAGTACAAGGCACATAAGTCATTTACTTTAACTCAGGCAGATGTCACACGACATCAGTTTTTAAACAACTCATCAAACGAAGTATCTAAAAGTTATTATGACTTTGCTCGTATAAATTTTTATCTTAGTGGTTCTACCGTTGATAGCTATGGTAAAGGGTTTAATATAGGAAACGATGGTTCTGGTTATGACACCTTTTTAACAAAGTTTTATGATACTGGTTCAATTGTTTTTATACCACAAAATAAATTTGATGTAGAAATAAAAAGAGGTAGTTTTCAGTTAATTGACACTACTACAAATGCTATCATAGTAGACGATAGTAATGGAAATCTTTATTCTACAAATGCTACATTTTCACAATCGGTGTCAGCACTATCATCATCCGACAACTATGTAGGAAATATTTTTTATAATGTTGGTGCTTTTGCCATCACAGAAACAGCTTCATTTGATGGCTCACAAAATTATACAGATGTAACAAGTGGTGACTATACAATTACATACAAGGGTACAGCTGTAATAAATACATATGAATGGACTTGTGATGCTCAACCAGATGAGTTGAATGACACAACTAATGCTACGGTGTTTCATAGTAATGGATTAGGGCAATTAAAAGATAATTTAACAAGTAGTAATTTTCCAACTTATATAACAGAAGTAGGATTGTATGATGACCAAAACAGTTTGGTGGGTTATGCTAAACTTTCTAAAGCAATACCTAAAAGTCAAAAGATACCAATGAAATTTTTATTAAGAATGGATTACTAATACTTATTAGTGTAACTTATAGGAGAAATATAATGGAAAGTCCAATATCAAAATTTGTAAACTGGCAACTATCAACTGGTCAACTTGACCATTGGACATCTTATCATATAGCAGCCGGTTTGGCTATTGCAAAAATAGCTCAATGGTTGGGTTCATCCGATTTATGGGCAGTTCTTTGGGTACTAATCATTGGAATTGCTTGGGAAATATTTGAATATATCATAGAGGATTGGAGAGTCTATGGTAGTAAAAAGAAATGGGCTTGGAACACTGCAGCCGACATCATAGTCGAAGTTGGTGCAGCGTGGTGGATGGTTCTTTAAAATTAACTTAGGAGAAAACAGATGTTAAAGAAAATTATATTAGGGATACTGCTATCCTCATCTTTGTTTAGTCAGAACTTTTTTACTAACTTTTTTAAGTATTCCACAGCTTATTCAAGTTTTAGTTTAAATGCTCCTCGCTATCAAGATGATAGATTTGCCATTGTTGGTGGTCTATCAACTGGTGTGTTGCAAGTAGAACGAACTGAAAGAGAATTAAAACCTGATTTTCAAACCTCATTTGGACTTCGTAAGATTGGTAGATTTCAGTACGAAGCTAAAAGAGGTGTAAAGTCTGCGGGAAAAGGTGGTGTTTGGTATGATGGCTCAGAACAAAATGCTAACGAAAGTGCTACATTTGGTCCTGTTAAGGGTTGGGAATACTTAATAAAATTTTCAGAAGGTAGACAATGGGGTAATGAATATTTAAACCAAGAATATTGGTTGAGATATATTGGTGACTTTGTTATGGCAAAAGTTGGATGGACTGAATTAGGTCTTGAAGATATTGCTTATGGACAAGGTGACATTAGATTACATCTAACACCAGAAGCATTAGGAAACAAACTACATTTCTCTGTTGGTCTAAAACACAGACAACATCCTGTGTATGGATTTGATGCTATGGTATTAGATACTACTTGGTATAAAGGTCAATGGTGGAACTTTGCTGAAGATGCTTTTGGTATAGATGACAATATGTGGTATGACTCAACTATGATTGACCCGAACTCACCCACTGGTTGGGAGAAGAGAACACTATACGAGGTTGATCCTGTAACAGGTGAAATCAGAGAGGTGGAAGGTTCTGGTCCTTTTTGGAATGAAGGTGGAGAGTATTGGGGACACGATTGGTTGTGGAGAGATGAAGAAGGTAGAATATTTGCTTATACAGATAGAGAATATTTTATTTACCACTTTCCAAAAATGTTAGAAAATTACATAGGTGGTGTTAAAAAAGATTTAGGATATCAAAGTGAAACATCTTTAGTTTTAGGTGTTGATTGGTATCACTATGATGAAAAGTGGTGGTTACATGCTTGGGGTAATTGGCTACCTTATCACTATGGTCATTCAAAACACGCATATCATAATGCTGCTCATTATCAAACTCATTTGGAAGAGGGTGGTGAAGCAAGTGATTTTATGTATATGAATTCAATGTGGCACGATTGGAATGATTATGATATTGGTGCTATATTAGGTGTAAAAATAAAAGAAAACTTAGGTGTATTCACCGAAGGTCGTTATCTGTATTATTGGGAAAGACCAGCATATGATATTAAATTTGGTCTTAATTATCAATTCTTAAACTAGGAGATAACTATGTGTGACTGTTGTGGATGTGATTATAATTGTAATTGTGGAAAAAAATAAATGAATGGTGACATCAAAATCGGTAAGTTGTTGTGTGATGAGGATATCATCACTAAAAGACAACTCAACAAAGCCTTACAAGTTCAGGTAAAAGGAGACAAACGTACTATTGGTGAAATACTTGTAGACCAAGGTTTTTGCGATTTTGATGACATCACTAACGCATTATTAAACCACGATTCAGACACGGAGAAACACGAAGAAAAGTCAGAAAAGATACATGTTGAACCCACGCCAATAAAAGAAAAACCTAAAGAAAAATCAAAATCAAAGAAAAAAGAACCTATAGAAATAAGTGAAGATAAAGTATTAGATACTAAATTCACATTATCTGTACAAACAATGATAGCAGCTGGAACTGGTCTAGCTTCATTGATTGGTATGTGGTATACTCTACAAGGTGAAATTGAAGAAGCAAAAGAATTACCTAAAATAGATATAGAAAAAATTTTTACGGATGAATACCCATCCAAACCTGATGGTCATAATTGGCCACGGTCATATGAACAATATAAGAACCAAGTTGGAGGTCTACAAGAAGATATGGATGCTGTATATGACGCACTAGATGAGTATGAAGAACTCATCAAAGAATTACAAAAAGATATCAAAGACCTTGAACGAAGGAAAAGGGATAAATAGGAGTCTGTTATGAGAAACATATTAACATTATTACTATTTCTGTCTGTTACATTTTCACAAGTAAATGACAAGAACTTCAAATCAGAAATCAATGGCGGAATAGTAGTTGCTATCTTTTCATCTGAATGGCAAGAACAAGATGTCGATGAAAAGATACTGAAGGGTGTTAGTGGATATCAAGATTGTAAAATAATTAGAGTCAAGAGTGAAGATGCTCCGAAGGTTGTAAAAAAATTAAGATTTAGAAACTTTCCATCAATGGCATTATTCTATGATGGTTCTAAGAAAGAAACTTGGAAGGCTGATATGGATGGTGAACTTGATATCAGTAATAAAGATATAAAAGGTGCTATAGATGATATTTTATCAGAAGATGTATTTTAGGAGAACAAAATGAAAAAACTACTTTTACTTTCTTTTTTACTATTTTCACTCAGTTGTGAAGATTACAGAGAGGAGTCCTCAGAACCATCTATGCAGTTATGGGTAAATGGTGACTACATAAATCCGTACACTTATTATAAACAAATAAATACTTATGGTGAGAAAAAAGTAGGTGATGATGGCAAAATCAAAAAACTATTTGTTCTTCATTTACAAAGAGAAATAGGTAGAGTTTTACCAGAGTTAGAACACTACGCTGGTATATGGTATGATGAAGATGGTGAGGATAATAAAGCGTTAATCGATGCGGGTTTGTATCTGAACTATGGACCAACGGATACATTGGCTCACACAAGAGAACAAACGATGAACATGGAGATTATTGGTAGCTTAGACTATACAGAATTCGCACAATCAGAAATATATGTAAATGATGATAATAAAATTTCAGGAATGGCTAATGGTAAGTTTTTTAATCCATATAGAAATGAAATGCAAATTGGGTTACTAATTTTTGAGAATATAGAAATCGGAACAGATCCGGAAGCTACATTTTATCAAGGAGATTATTGATGAGTAAATTTAATGATTTTATGTTACAATGGGGTGTGGATAAGTTTTTACATTTTATGGCAGGTGCTGCTGGATTTGCTATAACAGAGTCGTGGATAGTGTTGAGTATACTAGCATTTGGTAAAGAAATATATGATAAATACAATTCATCAAGTGGTTGGAGTAATCCTGATGCCTTTGCTACTGTGTTGGGTGGTGTTGTAGCATTTGTTGGTATTATTTGTTGGGATTTTGTTACAAGTAAATTACCGTTTGTAATTTATTGATACACTTTGTAACAAGTGTAACATTTTGAAAACCTCATTTTTAAATGGGGTTTTTTATTTATACTCTAAATTCAATAATATCAACATTACAAAAAAAAATAAAAAAATTGGCAAAAACAAACACTTTGGTACAGTTATTGTACTATATAAGTAACAACAACATATAGGAGAGCTGAAATGTTCAAATCAATAAAAAAATACTTTAAAGGTCGTAGTGGTCAGTCACTCGCTGAATTTGCAGTAACAACTGCTATGATGGCCACACTTGCTACCACTGCTGCACCTAAATTTTCCGGTGTTGGAGAAGGTGCTAAGGAAAAGAAAACTCTTGCTGATATCGATAAGATAATGAAATCAGCTAACAATTTTTATAATGCTAAGGTAACATCAGAAGGTCGTGGTAGATTTCCTGGTCAGGTAAAGTACAACGAAAGTGTACCTGATAATAATGGTGGATATGCTAACGAAGATTTACTTCTCGCGAGTATCGATGTATTCGAAACTTTTGAAAGTGAAGAAGCATCCAAATGGGCTTCTGTGTTTGGAACAGCAAATTTAGAATCACCAGCACCACAAGGTTCTTCTGTGAATGTATCAGAAGATGATGATAATGATGGTTCATTTGATCTTACAGCTGGTGCCGAAGAGTTCTTGAATGAGTTTGGTGGTAATGCTATCAAATCACCTTTCCAGGATGGTCACTATATCTACACAGTAATTGCTGGTGGTGGAAGTGGACAACAATCCTATTCTCCAATTCTTTATATTGCAGATTTGGAAAGTCCAAAGAACTTTAACAAAAAATTACAACCTTAAAATCAGACTCGAAATCGAGCGGAGAATACAATGAATAACAAAGGATTCACATTAATAGAACTAATAATGGTTACTATCATTTTAGGGATTCTCGCAGCAGTAGCTATACCAAGATATGTTGGTGTAGTAGACAAAGCAGAACAGGCTGCAGAAGATGCAATAATATCTTCTGTTAAGGCTGGTTTGGAAAACTATGCTGTCGAACAACTTCTTGATAATGGTAGAAAGAGTTGGCCAACCCATCCTTTTGATGCTTTAGACCAAGTACCAGTAGGATACGATTCAACAGATGTTGATAATGCTGATACCGATGGCGAGTGGACATTCAATACCACAACCAACAAAATCACACACCAACGAAAAGATAACACTCGTTATGCTTGGGCTTATGACAAAGGAGTTCAAACAGGTGACAATGCTGGTGTTGGTTCAATTGGTACTAGAGAAGCTATTGTAGATTAGAGGGGATACCAATGAGAAACTCAAATGCTGGTTTCACATTGGCAGAGATGGTTGTTAGTATTGCATTAGTGGGAGTAGTAATGTCATTTGCTATTCCCACTTTTAGTAATGTGACTATGGATACCCAACGACAAATTAATCTTGCCAATATGTCAATTATAAAAGATACATTTTTGAGATATTATCAAGAGACACATATGAAAGGTAATCCTCAACTTCCTACAGAGCCAGAAAATAATTTATTAGATGGAGAATATCGTCAAATAGTATTATCTGATGGTAGAACTCCTAATCATTTGTTTAGTGGAGATTTGCCATTCAATTCCAATCAAAATGCATTTAGATATGAAATAAAATCAGATACATCCGAGCAAGGATATATAACCAAACTATTTATTATTAGTGATGTGGACGAAGATAGTCCATCATATGAGGAATATATAATCGGAGAAATCTAGTGAGTAAAGGCTACACTTTATTTGAACTTGTGGTGGTGATTTTATTGATTGGAATATTAACTGCTGTGGCTATTCCAAGATTTGAAAAAAGAATTGAATTAGAAGAATTAAAAGCAGAAAAACAATTTGCTCATCGATTGTGGGAAGAGTTAGAACTGTATGCCGATATTCAAAAAGAATTAACAGACATCGATGTATGGCCTGACCATCCATTATCAGTATTAGGTCGTACAAGAGGTGTCATTGTTACTCACGAGTTAGGTATACCTGATGAAGATAATGAGTGGCAATTTGATGGGACTAAACTATATCATAGGAGAATGAATAATGAGATTTGGTATTTTGAATACAACCCTAATAATTTTTATTTGTCTGAACTTCCAATTAAGTTATAGTCAAGATGTACAAAGAACATCTGAAATCAAAAGAGATGTTGCTTATGGACAAGATTGTGATGATACAGAATATCGTAATGAATGGGGAACACCAAATTGGAAAAACTATGGTAAGTGGTTAAGTGAATGTGATTCAATTCGTACTGTAAATTTAGATAAAGAGTTTGCCGAAAGAGACAGAATAAAAAGACTGAAGAAAGCAAAACAAGATAGTATTGATATGGTCGAGATGCAATCAATAGAATTAGATTTAGACGCTATGTGGGAAAATACAGTATGGGAAGAGATTCAAGAAATTGGAGAAGAAGTAATCTACGAAACAGAATACATAACAGCTGTTGCCGGTGTTCGTGGAGCAGAAGCAGAGGACGAAGCATTAGAACATTTATATTATAGAAAAAGCATGAAAGGTTTGGCAAAATTAGACATACAAAAGGCATTAGGTAAGTTAATTTTAAGAAGAGAAAAAATATCAGACGACCACAAAGATGCCAAAAAAATAGATGGTTACATATCTCAGTTAAAACTTAAATTGAAAAAAGTTTAAAGCATTTCTTTCGTATTTTCATTATATTTATAAATGTAATGGTACATCTAAAAGACATATTTCTAGAACTCATTGAAGATAATTCTTGCATTTACTGTGGTGAAATCGTTGATGAAAATTTAAGACAATGGTTTCAAAAAGGTGGTAAAGGTGGAACAACTTCTGGTGGTTGGGATAGGTATGGTTCTGATGGACAAAAACTTGGAAAGTGTGGTGCAGGAAAAAAAGGTGGTGCTTATGCTGCTTGTTTGAGTGCCGAAAAAGCTCGTAAGCTTGGTAAAAAGGGAAGAGCATCTTTCGTAAGAAGAAAAAGAGCAGCTCAGAAAAAGGGTGGTGATGCGAAAAAAGGTGGTGAAAAAAGAAAAGCCCAAAAGTCAATCAAGGTTAAAACTGGTGCCTAATGTCTTTACCTTGTGGATACAAAAGTAATACCGAGACTGTAGCTCAGTATAGAAAGAGATGTGGTCCTAGACCATTGGGTATGATAGGTAAGGTTCATGAAGGAGATGACAAGTTAGAGTTGATAAAGTTGTATAATAAAGCTCTCAAAATGATGCCTAACTCACCTGCACAAAAAAAGATAAGAAAACAGATTTCTGCTTTACGAAAAAAATTAAAAATGGATGAGGCACCAAGAAAACCTCGAAAGAAAGGTCAACCAGCTGGTTCAAAAAAACACTCGGATTTATACACGGATGAAAATCCAAAGGGAACAATACACGGGCTAAAGTTTGCTACCGTAAAGGATGCTCAAAAGTCAGTCAGTAAAATAAAGGGTAGTGGAAAAACCCATGCTCATAAAATACAGGCAGCTATAGCTATGGAACAAAGAGCAAGGGCAGCTGGTAAGAAAAGTGCTGCTGGTGTGTATAGAAAATTTATTAACCAAATGAAAAAAAAGACTAAACAACGAAATGAAGGTTGGTCGGACAAATATAAGAAAAGTATCGACTGTAATAACCCAAAAGGATTTAGTCAAAAAGCACATTGTGCTGGAAGAAAAAAACGAGAGAATAAGATGAGTTTAAAGTTAGAACAGTTAGTAGGAAAGGTTATTACAGAAGAACAATTTGATGAGGCAGCTGGTAAGAAGGATGCTTGTTATCATAAGGTTAAAGCTCGTTACGATGTTTGGCCATCAGCATATGCTAGTGGTGCTCTCGTCAAATGTCGTAAAGTAGGTGCTAAAAATTGGGGTAATAAAAGTAAGAAAGAGTCTTATGATATATGGGCAGAAGATGGTTCATTTGGATATACAATGACAGGTTTAGTTGAAGCTGAGTATCAAGGTCGTAAAGTAAAACTTAATAAACCAATGCAAGGTGATTCTAAAAAGTTCAAAGTTTATGTTAAAAATGATAAGGGTAATGTGGTAAAGGTAAACTTTGGACAAGGCGGTGACGCTAAAGGTGGAACTATGAGAATTAGAAAATCTAATCCTAAGGCAAGAGCCAACTTTAGAGCAAGGCATAATTGCGATAATCCAGGACCAAAATACAAGGCCAGATATTGGAGTTGTAAAAAATGGTAAAATTAAAAGACTTACTAACTGAAGGCGTTTTAGATCCTGGCATACTTAAAGCCGTATTTCTTGCTGGAGGACCTGGTAGTGGTAAAGGTTTTGTTGGAAGTGGATTATTTGGTATTCCAAAAAAAGTAAATGTATCAGCGTATGGCTTAAAACTTGTAAATCAAGATAAAGAATTAGTTCGTATGTTAAACAAGTATGGATTTGGTACAGACTTAGACGATATGCCAGAAGAACTATTTAGACAATTGACAGATCCTGATTACGAGGATTATAGTGGCTTACGAGGTAGGGCAAAAGAGTTGACTAGGGATAGACAAAAACTTTATATGGAAGGTCGTTTGGGTATGATAATAGACGGTACAGGTCATAAGTTTGATAAGATACGAAAGAGAAAATTAGAATTAGAAGAAATAGGATATGATTGTTTTATGGTATTTGTCCATACAGATTTAGAAGTAGCACAAAAAAGAAATATGGAAAGACCAAGAAAACTTAATCCTGAATTAGTAGAAGAATCTTGGAATGATGTTCAAAAAAATAAAATATACTTTCAAGGTCTTTTTGGAAATGCGAATTTTATGATGGTCGATAATTCAAATACCTTAAGTGAAAAACAAGCTACCAAAAAATTTAATATGTTGGTTAAAAAGGGTATTGGTTCTTTTATCAAAAAACCAGTTAAAAACTATCGTGGTAAAAAATGGGTTGAAAGACAACTTATACTTAAAGGAATAAAATGATTAAATTAAAAGATTTACTAAGAGAACAAGATGATTTTAAGGTCGATAAAAAACCTGAACATGAAATTCCATCTCATTTTGGAAGTGGTAAGGAAATAACTGTAAAGGGATATGAAACCAAACATTTTGACATATGTGCTTCAGCTGTAAGTTTATTTACTAAATTAGATAAAGTAGATAACGAAGAAGCAACAAAGTATATTGTCGAGGCTGCTAAAGGAATTGACCATATATTCGAGATGGAAAAGGCTGTTGTAAATAAAGAAGCATTAAATCACGATCCTATAAAACATGGTATTGAGATAACTAATACGGCATCTTTTCAATTAGGGTATGTAGCAAAATTAATTGATGATGATTTTATGGATGAAACACTATTCATACCAGAACATATAATGGTAATGGTGGAAAGACAAGATGATATAAAAATAGATAAATCGTTGGATAAGGGGTAAAAGATGATTAAGTTAATGAATTTAATATCTGAACAACGGATAAACGAAGAGGCTGGTGTCTTCAAAAATAAGGATGCTGACAAGTATCTTAAAACACTCATGGATATGTTGGGTGAAGAAACATACAAAAGTGATAAAGAGTATGGTTGGTATGATGTTACACTTAAAGATCCATACTATGTAAAAAATTTAGATAAGGTCTACATAATAGACGAGTCAATACCACATTCATTTCCAGCAGACCACAGAGATTTTTGTTACTCACAATATACTGTACCTGAGTGGAAACCAAAAGATGGACAACATACAATAGACACTCAGTTGTTTGAAGATTTTGCCAAGGTGACAGGTTCAATTATCATAGATGGGTTGAAGGGAACTGTTACGGCTAGGTGTGGTGATTTGGTGGCAAATGATGTCACAATAAATTTTGTTCTTGATGTGGTGTCTGGTAAAATAGAACCATCAAGAGATGAATATAAAAAGAGAATATTAGCAACGAGGTAATTATGGATAAATATAATAAATCAGTTCAACATCAATGATTTCACCACGCAACTTGGGGGTCCCCAAAGTATGAACATATGGGTGTTGGAAAAGTAACATGGCATTCACTCACAGAAGATGGTAAAGTAGAGAGAGTTCACATTAAATTTGGAAAAGAAGTGTATGAAAATGTAGATGTATCTCATTTAAAACCACTTAAAATTGAAGCTCATGGTCATCCAGCAGCTAAAGATGATGAAGAAAATCCAAAAAGAAAAAAGAACGCTCATAAGAAAAAAGTCAAAGAAGTAATTATCAAAGGTAAAAGATATAGAGCAATATGATAAAGCTGTTAGATTTAATTAGTGAAAAAATTGTCTTGGATATTAAACCAGGAGATGTTATATTAGCTGGTAGATTCAAAAACAAAAAAGTTGTTGTCAAATCTATAGGAAAAGATGAACATGGTATGCCAACAATAAATGGAAAAAAGGTTGTGAATTTTAGAATATCACCAAAAAACGAAATAAAAGAAAGAGTTGATTTTTATGATACAGCAAAACAATTAGTCAAGAAAGCTGGACTAAAATCAAAGGTTGTTTTTGCGAAAAGAAAAGGTGTAAAGGCAGATTACAATGTAGATACCGATACAATTTACATCAAACCAACATCAGATTTCAAAGATTTCTTAGTTACAGTTTTTCATGAACTTGACCACGCTTTAGATGCAAAAAAATTTGGAAAACAAAAGTATAAAGACAAGTATGAATTAGAGATGAACAAAGCAGTTGCTAGGGGTGGGGATGCACATGATGATAATTACTACGAAAAGAAAGCAGAAAAATTTGGTCGTAAGATGGCAAAGGACTATCTGAAGATTAATAGGAAAAATATTTATTAGTGAAAAAATTAGGTTTGGATGCCTCAACAACTACAGTAGGATATGCATTTGTTGATGGCTCAGAAGTTATAGACATGGGATTCATACCCATTCAAAAAGAAAAGTCTATCAGAGATAAAGTTAAATTAACAATGGATATTGTTACAAATATAGATCCGTTTGAACATATTGATAAAATCAACATAGAAGATAGTCTTTCAGGTTTTATGCGTGGTAGAACATCACAACAAACAATAATAAAGTTAGCAAAGTTTAATGCTGTATTGACTTACTGTTTAGAATTTGCCTATGGTGAAATAATAGATGGTGTAAATCCCATGACAGCAAGAAAATACCTTTTTGGAAAAGCCAGAGTAAAAGGTGTATCAGCAAAAGATTTTGTAAAAAAAGAAATAAATTGCTTGTATAATTTAGAAGAATATGTTAAATTAACTAAGACAGGATTATGGGATAAACGCAATATGGATGCCTACGACGCATTGGTGTGTGCCTTATATGAATAAATTAGTTTACTTATTAGAACGAACATTAAATAGTAGAAGTAAGAAACTAACGAAGCAAGATGAGTATATGTTTTACTCACCTTTCGTTAGTCATTACAAACCTAAATTACAAATCAACATTGTATCACAGAAGTGGCATTGTTGGGTTAGTAATCAAGGTGGTCATTCAATCTACTCACTATTTAAGAAGATAAATGTTGATAGTCGGTACTTTACTGAACTTAAGGATTTGGTATTTATACCATCTAAGTCAGAAGATAAAACCGAATCTAAAATCATTGTATCTTTACCAAGAGAGTTTCTTCCACTTTGGACAATGAACAAATCTTTATATCGTAATCAAGCAAAATCGTTTCTACATAAAAGAGGTATAACCGATGTTGACATCAAAAAATACAAGATAGGATTTTGTGATTCTGGTTTATACGAGGGTAGAATAATAATACCAAGTTATGATGACAAAGGATTACTAAATTATTTTGTTGGTCGTTCTTTTGTTGGTGAAAAAATGAAATACAAAAACCCAAATGTATCACGAGACATCGTTCCATTTGATTGGTATATTGCTTGGTCAAAACCAATCGTGTTATGTGAGGGTGTGTTTGATGCTATGTCGATTAGGTCAAATGCCATACCGATGTTAAGTAAAAAACCATCAAAAAGTTTATTGAGAAAAATATTTGAAAAAAATGTCAAGACCATTTACATTGCTCTTGACGATGACGCTAAAAAAGATGCTTACAATATGTCCGAGTTTTTAAGAGACTTTGGTATAGATTGTAAGGTAGTAAAGTTACCGACAGATAAAGACCCGAATGATTTGGGTTGGAAAAAGATTACCACATTAATACATTCAACCGAGTCAGCTAGTTTTAGTGACTCGATACAGGCAAGATTATATGGATAAGAAAATAAAGAAGATTGCTCATTTAGCAGATATTCACATTAGAAAACTACATCGTTTTGTAGAGTACAGAGATGTGTTCAACAAACTATATAAAAAATTAGAGGAACTAAAACCTGATTTAATTTATATAGGCGGTGATGTTGTTCATGGAAAACTTGATACATCGCCAGAAGAAATTAGATTATTGGCAGATTTCTTTTTGAATCTAAGTAATATTTCTAAAACTATTATTATAACTGGTAATCACGATTGTAACTTAAACAATAAATCAAGAGAAGATGTATTATCGCCAGTTGTCGATTTGGTTCAACAAATAAATCCTAATTTAATTTATTGGAAAGAAAGTGGTGTGTATGAATTAGGTGGGTGTCATTTTGGATTACTTTCTGTTTTTGACATTACAAAAGATAATAAACCAAATCTAAAAAATTTACCACGAGCTAAAGACATCGAAGGTAAAAACAAAATAGCTCTTTATCATGGTTCAGTTGGTACATTTGAGGTAGATACTGGTTTAAAAATGAGTGATGACTTTGTTGGTGTCCAAGACTTTGATGGATATGATATGGTTCTTTTAGGTGACATACACAAAAGACAATTTTTAAATAAAGAAGAGACGATTGCTTATTGTGGTTCACTTATACAACAGAACTTTGCTGAGTCACCAGAACACGGTTTTTTACTTTGGGACGTTGAAACAAGAAAGTCAGAGTTCATTCAAATAAAGAATGATTATGGGTATAAAACCATTCGTGTAGAAGATGGTGATATAAAAAGTAAAATGAACTTTGTACCTCGTTTTGGAAATCTAAAAGTAAAACATCGTAATACACCTGTAGAACAACTTCGTTTGATTGAGATGGATTTACGAAAAAAATATACAGAAATAAAATCTGTAGCATTTGAAAAGATGGATTCAATTGAAAATAGATTAAATGAATCCTCAACAAAAATATCCATCGAAGACATTCACGACTTAAAGGTTCAGAATGGATTGATAGAGAAAGTTGCTAGGTTAGAAAACCCAGCAATAGACGATAAAACTTTACAAAGGTTATTCGACATAAACGAATTTACTAACTCATCCATTGGTATGAAAAACGATTTACCGCGAAATGTAGATTGGAAACTTAAGTATATTGAGTTTGGTAATATGTTTAGTTATGGTAAAAGAAATAAGATAGACTTTACAAAGCTAAATGGAGTAGTAGGTGTTGTTGCACCCAATCATAGTGGTAAGTCAGCACTCATAGATATTATTGCTTACACAATATTTGATACTTGTAGCAGAACATTTAAAGCCATAGAAGTTCTAAATAACAAATCAAAAAACTTTGAGGTAAAATTATCTTTGGAGGTAAATGGTGTAGATTACATCATACATAGAACTGGCTTACTGAAAGAAAGACGAGTGAGAAAAACAGGTGAAATCAGAAGATTATGTCCTGTTGCCGTTAAGTTTTATGTAGAAGAAAATGGTGAGTTGATTGACCTTAGTGGAGCTGCTCGTAGTAACTCACAATATGGAACAGGTACAAACGAAGAAATAAGAAAGATATTAGGAACATTTGATGACTTTATTCTTACATCACTTTCTCTACAGAATAACGGACAGAACTTTGTAGATAAGAAACAAAGTGAAAGAAAACAAATTCTATCTCAGTTTATGGGCATCGACCTATTTGATAAACTATATGATATTGCTCGTGAAGATGTGGCAGACGAAAAAGCTTATCTAAGACGAATAAAAGAAAAGAATGTTTTTGAGTCTATGGGTAGAATAGAACAGAAATTAAAAGACTTAAAAAAATCTAAGGTAGAGGTAGAAGAAAAGATAGAGCCAGTAAAAAAAGACTTAAAAGATTTTAAATCACAAGTAGAAGAACTAAAGACAAAATTAAAAGATGTAGATGATATTAAGGAGCTCAACTTTGATGAATTGATAAGTGAAAAAGAAAGTGAGTTGGAGTCACAAAAAGAAAATTTAAAAGTTGAAGAAGAATATAAAGATAATATTCGACCTCTTTATAACACCATCTATAGTAAGCTAAAAGAATATGATGAAGAAACCTTAGACCATAATTATAAAAAGTTTCAAGAGTGTAAAGAAGACTTAAGTAAAATAAAATCTGATGTTACTGTAAAGGAAAACCAAATAAAACATTTAGAGGTATCTTTAGACGAAGTAAGAGAACATCAGTTTGATGAGGATTGTGAATATTGTGTTAAAAATAGTCAATGGCATATAGAAAAAATAAAATCATTGACAAGTGAAATAAAAGATTGTAAATTTCAGTTAGACAAAATACTAAATGATAAATATCATCGTGAAAAAGACATCAAAAGTTTTGGTGATGTAGAACAAAATAAAGCAAAGTATGAAGAGTTGATGGAAGATTTAAAACGAGTTGAAGGTGATGCCTACAAAACACATGCGAAAATAAAAGAATTAGAACTTTCAGTAGAACAAACACAATCTAATTTAGAAAAGATTCAAAAAGACCAACAACTATTTTTAGATAATGCTTCAGCAATTGCTTACAATCGTAACATAATGCAAAAGGTAGATAAGTATCAAACTCAAGTTAAGATTGGTAGTGATATATTAGAAGAACTTGATAAGGAGTTGAAGAAAGTAGATTCAACTATTTTAATAGAGGAAACCAATCAAAAAAATCTTGGGGAAGAAATCAAAGACCTTGTAGAAGCAGAACAAAAGGTTGCTGATTATGAAGTCTATCTTCGTTTAGTAAGTCGTGATGGCATTCCTCAGTTAATTATAAATGATGCTCTACCAATAATCGAAAACGAAGTTAATGCAGTATTAGACCATATGATGGCCGGTTTTCAGTTAGGTATTACAAATGAAGATAAAAACATAAATCTGTATATACGATATGACGACCAAGAATGGCCTTTAAATCTCTCATCCGGTATGGAAAAGTTCGTTTCCTCACTCGCTCTTCGAGTTGGTCTAATCAATGTTTCTAATCTCCCAAGTCCTAACTTTCTCGTTATAGACGAAGGATTTGGAACACTCGATACAGACAATCTCTCAAACATGAAAGGCGCCTTTGAATACCTAAAAACAAGATTTGATTCTGTATTCATCATATCTCATTTAGATACAATCAAAGATTTTATGGATTATCTACTACCCGTTACTGTGGGTGATGATGGATTCTCTAAAGTAGTTTATAACTAACGACTTCTCAATACATTTCGTGGTTTAGATTCACCACGCTTCAAACTAAGTATATGTTGATTTAACACAGCGCTCATAGTTGTACTTTCATCTCTAACATACAGTCTAAACCACTCCATAAGTGATTCATCTATTGTAAAAGAATATTTCTTCTTCATACCGATAGTCTCCATACTTTATACATATAAATATCGTTCATAAATTATTTTGTAAATATTTATTAATGATATGCCAGAACTATATAGTCAGATATTAGACCTCAAAGAAAAAGATGTATTTCTCGAAACTGAAGTAAATGACTCACGATATTTTAGTGTCACTGGTTTACCATCTAGGTTAAGTTATGGAAAACATCCTTTTTCAATAACATTTAATGATCCTGAAGGCCAACCACTTCTTAAAAATTTATCTAATATAGTTTTCGAATTTGTTGATTCTAATGATACTGTAATATTTTCTGATTTATTAGACATAGAAGAACTTAGTGGTGCTGGTAATGGTGTTTTATGGATAAAGAAAGATCCTCTAAGAACAGCAGATGAAATATCTGATGGTCCTGTTTATCTTTATGTGATGGGTGAGTTGGATGGAGATGAAATACCAAATGAGTGGAAGGGGATATATAATGTAAGAAGTACATTTGTTTTTGATGCTAGAAAAGATTATCCTAATACTTCTAATCTTGTTTTAAAAAATCCATTAGGAATACAAACAAATCTAAATATATCAGAGAGTGTAGAGTTTGATACTGCTGATACTGTATTTAAAAGAAGTTTTATAAATGTGTCTCTGACCGACTTAGACACCGATGGTGGTAAAGTAGAATCTGTTGAGTTGGCATATAATGAAGAAAAAGCTCAAACAGATGATTATGAAATAATAACCACATATCCACTTACAAGTGGTTCATATGAGGTCACAGACATAACAAAAATATCTGGTCTAAATCCAATAACGAATACTACAAAGATATCAACACCTAAACAATTTAGACGAGACACATCGGTCAGATTCAGACTAAGATTTTTAAATCCTGCTGGTGAATTTGCACAATATTTAGATGAAGATAGACAAGGTGAAATAGTAGAGGTCACTTCATCTTTTTTAACTTTCGAAAGCTCACCAACATTTATAGAAAAAACTGACAATTTATTAACCGGTTCTTTTAGTGTTGGAGTTGATGTAGGAAAGGGATTTACATTTTCTGGTGCTAAATCAGCAGAGCTATCAACTGTTGATTATCAAGGTTTCACAAGTGCATCTGCTGGTTCAGGTTCTGGTATACTTATGTTTTCTGGTTCTGTGAAAAGTGATGTGACAGATGATTATTCTTTAGGTGGTGTTGGATTAGAATTAGTTGCTGATAGCTCAAGTTTTTTTAGATTTAGAACAAATCCAAAAGAGTTGGATATAAGAGCTAATGCCTTTTTTATTGGTTCAGAAACAAGTCAATTTATAAGCGGTTCAAGTGGCGATATAGAAATAAGTTCCTCTGTATTTCATTTAGATCCAGCTAATAGTTTGGTTTCAATTAGTGGTAGTATTAATGCCACAGATGGTACTATTGGTGGTTGGAATATTGAAAATGATAAATTAGTAAATTTAGAAAATACTGTAGAGCTGAATAGCACCACGCCTGGTTTAAATATAAAAGATGCTGGTGGTATAGATAGAGTAACGATTAAATCTGGATCTTTTTTAACAATAGGTGAAGGAACACAATACATTGGAAATAAAAGTTTCGAAGATGATACAATATCAGCTGGTAGAAACTTTGTTTCAAATATAACAAGTTGGTCTTTCTCTGAAGGCGGTGGTGTAAATATAAGTTTGACTGATAGAAGTTCTTTTCCTGACGATGAAAAAGCTGTAAGTGGTGATGTAACTTTGGATGTGGTAGTACCATCAGGTGGTAGCAACTATACCACTAAAAATAACTATGAATTAGTACAAGTTATAACGGCTTCTTTTAATGCGGGTGATACTCTTTCATTTAGTTCAGTAGCAAGATTTAGTTCATCATTTGGCGGTAAAGGAAAAGATAGAGCGTTAGGACCACAGTATTTTAGATTGGAATATAGTTCATCTACGTCAAATGGATTCAAATCGTTTTTACCAGCAAATGACTTTACAGCTTCAAACGGCTACGGTGAATACTTTTTAGGAAGTGGTCAATATAATAGTTTTGGTGCATCAGCAGAGATGCCAGAAGCATCTGATTTTGTTCGAGTAATACTTACTGGTAGTATAAATGATGATACTGGTTACACAATTAAAAAACCTTTATTTGCGGAACGTAAAAGAAATAAAGATTTAGGCAATAAAATTTTTAGTAAAACAATTAAGGGAAGTGCTACAGCCGAGTTTCCTGAAACTGAGTTAAATTTTGATAATTTTTCTTTAAGAAGTAACACAAGAAAAGTTGAACTTACTGAAAAGGGTTTATTAATTTATAACTCAGAAGATAGTTTCTTAAAAATGGATGCTAGTGGTATTGAGTTTAGGGGTGGTAGTGGTGTAACGACTTTTGGTCAATCAATAGCAAGAGAGACTTTTACAAACGATAGTGATGTTGCGGGTAGATTAGGAGCACCTGCATTACAAGCTTATCAATCAGATCCTGAGGATATCGGAACAACCGCATTTGATGGAAACGTAGGTGAATTTGCAAAAGGAAATCATAGACATAGAATAACATCTACGACAATAAATAATGTAATAAGTTCTTCAGTCTTGAATGTCGGCGGATTGATTTCAAGTGGTGATATTACGGCTGAAAACTTTATTGTTAAATCAACAGTTACACAAATTACACAATCATTCAGTAGTGGTTCTACAATATTCGGTGATTCTACTGATGATACTCACCAATTTACAGGATCTTTATTCGTAACAAGTTCAGCATTGACGATTGATAGTGCTGGTACTGTAAGTGGTTCATCAACCTCAACTGGTTCGTTTGGTGCTGGTAGATTTGCAGGAAAGGTTGGCATCGGCACCACAGGACCGTCTGCTGCTTTACATATATCAGAAACTAACGATGGTGGGGATACAGCAATAATCCTAAATAATAACGCAGGTGTTGGTTCTACAAATGAAACTGTGTCATTATTTTTTACACATACAGGTATTGCTGGTGGTAAAATAGTATCTGGTAGGACTTTTAATTATTCTACTGTAGCTAACCGAGATAGTAATTTACAGTTTTTCACAACTCAGAATGCGACCGACACATTAGCTCTAACGCTTGATGCTGACCAGAATACAATATTTGCTGGGAATGCGAGTGGTTCATCAACATCAACTGCTTCATTTGGTGTTGTAAGAGCTGGTAATGGTATAAATAGATTTGGTAATTTATTAACTGATACTCATCAATTTACAGGTTCATTAGAAGTAACTGGTTCGTTTTTGGTAAATGGCGGTGGAGTCGCCACAACACCTGGTAGCGATAAAGAAGTTGTATTTAATGATGGTGGTTCATTAGGTTCTACATCTGCTTTTACTTTTGATAAAACCACAAATCATTTATCAGCAAGTTTACCATCAACCGCATCATTTGGAAAAATATTACAAAATGGTCAAACACTTGCTTCTGTTGGTGGTGCTGATACAAATGTTCTTATAAATACAGGAGGTGTAATATCAGGTTCAAATGAATTTGTTTATGACGACTCGACAAATAGGGTTGGCATCGGAGTAAGTCCTTCGTTTTTATTTCATGTTCAAAAACAAGTGGATGGTGATTATGTTGGTTTCTTTAAAAATTCAGATTCGGATAATGGATTTGGTGTTGGGATTGATGCTGGTGATGATGCGAATGTAAGAGCTTTACAAATTAGAAATCATAATGGTAGTGCGGAGTCATTTATAGTAGATGGTGCTGGTAATGCTTTGTTTCCAAGAGCTAATGCAAAAATTAGTGGTTCAGCAACTTCGACAGGTTCGTTTGGTCAAGGACACTTCGATGGTAGGGTTGGGATTGGAATACAAACACCTGATATAGCTGCAACATCGTTAGACCATTTGGTTGTTGGAAAACCTGGAACTGGTGTTGCTATGAGTGGAACAAGTCATGTTGGAATTGTGATAGGTACTGGAACTTCTCATATTGGTAGGATTTCATTTCTCGATAGTCTATCAGCTTTTGGTGGCGCAATTGATTACCATCATGGTGCTGGTTCGGGTGGTGTTGATACCCTAAAATTTTACACAGACAATTATACACAGAGATTATGTTTAGAAGGTAATAAAATAAGTGGTTCATCAACCTCAACTGGTTCGTTTGCAAAATTAATAACAAAAAATGCAGATATCCAAGATTCTGCCGGAAACACCTTAATAGGATATGATCCTGGTGATATAGCAAGTGATGAGACAATCAATTTCAAAATAGGTGATGTGGATGGTGTTACTACTGGTGCTACATTACAATTAGATGTAGTTAATACAGAAGTTATTTTAAATGACATGAAACTTATAATTCCTGAAACGATTGAACATCAGGGAGACGCGGATACAATTATAGCTTTTGCTAACGATAAAATAAGATTCAAAGCAGGAGTCGAAGGAGTCTCTCAAGACTTACTTCATCTTAGTGGTTCAAGAATAAGTGGTTCAGTTGCCTCAACAGGTTCGTTCGGTAATTTAACTGTTGCGAAGGATTTGATGATGTCCAATGGTAAAGTTTTAAATTGGGGAACTTCTCATGGAACTCTCAGTTCAGCAATTGTTGGTAATTCAAGCACTAATGTTTTAGTATTTTATACGAATGGTTCTGAAAGAGCTAGATTTAACAGTTCAGGTAATTTAGGCATCGGCACTTCAAGTCCAGATGGGTTAGTACATGCCTTTAGTGGAAATGCATCTCAAACAGCAAATGCCGCTGCAAATCAACTTATTGCAGAAAATAACACAAATGCTGGTGTCTCTATTTTGTCAGGTACAAGTCATAGTGGTGCAATATATTTTGGAGATTCTGGTAATGCTAAAATAGGAACTATAATTTATGATCACGGAGATGAACAGTTAAGGATTGGAGTAAACGATGCTGTTATTTTAACATTAACGGATTCAAAAATAAGTGGTTCATCAACCTCAACTGGTTCATTTGGTGCTGGATTTTTTGATGGAAATGTTGGGGTAGGTATTGATCCTGATATGACAAGCTTCGATAGAGTATTGCATGTTGGTGGTACTAATACTGCTATAGTAAGATTTACTGGCACAACCTATAGTGATACTGGTGGATATGTGGGTATGAACTTTGGTGGGGTGGATTTATTCAATCAAAGAAATAACTATTTGCGTTTTGGTACTAACAATACTGAAAGGATGAGAATTTCAAATGCTGGCAAAGTCGGCATCGGTGAATCACAACCAACTGTAGCCTTAGATGTTTCAGGTTCAGATAATCTATCGAGTAGAATTAGACTTGCTAAACATGCTAGTGGAACGAGTAAAATTTTACAACTTGGTGCTGATAGAGATACAACTGCAGTTCCATTCATAGGTGCTGAATCAAATCATGCCTTTGACATAATAACAAATAATACTCAACGAGTGCGTATAGATACTTCAGGTAATGTCGGCATCGGCACCACAAGTCCTTCTGATTACCATTCCCTAGCAAGTAATTTAGTTGTAGCTAGTTCGGGAGATACTGGTATAAGTCTTGTCTCTGGAACATCAAGTGATGGTAGAATATTTTTTGCAGATGGCACTAGCGGAGGTGATGAGTCAAGAGGTCACATTAGATATGACCATTCTGATAATAGTATGCATTTTGTTACCAATGATGCTGGTACTGCAATTAAAATAGACTCATCTGGTAATTCAGAGTTTCTGAGAGGAAACATAAGTGGTTCATCAACCTCAACGGGTTCGTTTGGAAGAGTTGATGCTCATAGCTTTCAAAATCCAAGTGGTTTATTTTTAGGTAGCACAAACGCTGCACATGAGTTTAGTGAAATAACTTCTACCAATCATCTATTTATTGGAGCTGGTGCTTCAACAGTTCAAATGCAAAATGATTTAATTCCTGATGGTGATGGAAGTCAAAACTTAGGTTCATCCAACAGAAATTTTAATCAAATTTTTGCTAAAGCAAAAGTTACTGGTTCATCAACTTCAACTGGTTCTTTTGGCTCGGTTGTAGCCGGTGGTGTTGGAGTAAATAGTTTTTCATCTAATGTTGGTGTTGGTTTAACTAGTCCTGAAACCATTCTTCATATCAGAGGAGCAGGTGATAAGTTTAGAGTTGATGCAAGTGATGGAACTCAAATTTTACAAATCCAAGAGTTTACAGGTAAGATAGCTGACATTATTGGACCTGGTAATAAAGCCCTCAGAATTAATCACAATAGTAGTGGAGATGTTTTTATAGGAACAGGTGGTGGTAGTGTAATGTTAGGAAATACTGTTGCCAATCCAGCATCAGGTTTTTCTAATCAAAAAGGATTTGGCTTCAATGGTAGTACAGGACAAGTTCAGATAGCATCAAGTACAAATACTGCGGCATTGCAAATTGGAAAAAATCAAGGCACTGCTGGTGACCTCGTTATTTTTAGACACGAAAGTGTTTCGGTTGGTGCTATTGATACTGCTGGTGGAATAAGTGGTTCATCATCTTCAACTGGTTCGTTTGGTAAATTATTTATCGGTAATCAATCATTAACCAACACCGGAAATAGTGAGGTACAGTTTAGTCAAAATATTCAGTTGAGAGACGGTTTTGAATTACAAAATTCACTTGGGTTTAATATAGTTCGTCACGAGATAGATGCTTCTGACTCAGGTGAGGACTTAATTCTATTTGGTACAGACGATTCTCCAAACACCGATATTTTATTTATGACACCTGGTAATGCTGAGCTTCTATTATTAGAAAATGCTGGGAGTGCAAGATTTTATGGAGATGTCCGATTTACAAAAGCTAATGCAAAAATAAGTGGTTCATCAACCTCAACTGGTTCGTTTGGTAGAGTTGAAGCCACAACGATTACAGCACCTACTCTTGCTGGGAATACAATAATTGATGGTAATTTAAGGACAATAGGTGATATAACTGCAGAAAACTTTATTGTGTCTTCTTCTGTAACAAGTATTACATATCAGTCTCTAAGTGGTTCAACTGTTTTTGGTGATTCCTCTGATGACATACATCAATTTACTGGTTCGTTAATGGTATCAGCTTCTGGTCTGATAGGTATTGGCACAAACAACCCACAAAATCCAATCCACATTAGAGGTACAGACGCTTTTATGTCATTTACTCATGAGACTAATGGTGCTCAAGCAGGTATTCTATATAGAAATACAAGTGGAACAAATGTTGGTTTTGCTGCCTATAATTTTTCAAGTAACGTATGGCAAGTCAGAACTAATAATAATCTTGCTCTTACCCTTGACTCGGCTCAAGATGCTACCTTTGCCGGTCATATTGCTTTAGCCGCTACTAAAGGTATTTTCTTTGATGGTGGAAGTCATACTTCCATAGCTGAGTCATCTGGTGATAATTTAAGATTTCAAGTTGGTAATTCAAATGTGTTGGACATTACAACGACAAAAATAAGTGGTTCATTCACTTCAACTGGTTCATTTGGTCATTTAATAACAACTAACAACATCATAATGAAAAATGAATTGGGTGCGCCTCATAATATGTTTGAATTTCATGATAAAAATGTTGCTATTCAAAGAGCACAAGGAGCTGATAGATCCAATACTGGAAACAGTCTATATCTTCATGCTTTTGAAGATATAATATTTACAGCACAAGGCACTACGGCAGCTAGTCAAACTGAAAGGATGCGTATAACTGAAGAAGGTGATGTCGGCATCGGCACAGAAAGTCCTACAGCTCTTTTACATTTAGAAGCTGGTTCTGATAATGCAACTGGTGGTATTAGGTTCACTAATGACGACACAGGTGGTTCAACTGCTACCGATGGAACTGCTTTATTTTTAGAACAAAACACTACAGATTTCTTTATTAGAAATTATGAGAATGCTGGTATAAGATTAAGAACAAATGATACTGATGCTCTCTATATAAGTAGCGGTCAAAAAGTCGGTATCGGCACCACAAGTCCTGGTTCATTACTCACAATAAAAGATACTGGTGACATATCGACCTCTACATTCATATCAGGTATAAGTGGTGATGGATTCAGAATAAAAGACAACGGTTCTGATGGTGTTAGTATGGAAATCGACAACATCACAGTTCGTAACACATTAAGAACTCATATATTCCAAAAAGATGTTGTTAGAGCTACAAATGGTATTTTATTTATATCAGATAGTGGTGTTATATCAGGCTCTACTGGAACTACAAGTAGTGGTACAGTTACGTTTGACAATACCAAATCTGCTACTTTTTCTGATAATGATATACTGCTTTTCAAAGATGCTTCAGATGATGGTACGATAAATGCCGTACAATTTCAAATAAATGGAAGCGTAAGTACGGCAGGAGATTTTGATACATACAATGTAGACAATGTAGTAGGTAATTTATCAAACCTGAATACTGGCGGTACAGCAGCTAGGATAAGTGGTGGTACAGTAACAATAGACGCTTCATCACCTAATAGTCCTTTCGTAGATGTCAATGAGGCTAGTGGTTCACCTGTAGTTAGAATGGGTAATTTAGCTGGAATTACATCTCCTCGATTTGGTGTAAATGATGAGTTTGGATTTTGGGCATCAGGCTCTGCTTATTTAGAAGGTGCTATAAATGCTAAGACAGGTAACATCGGTGGATGGGGAATAGGAGAAACTGCTATAAGTAGTTCAGGCGATAGTGTTATAATAGATGCTCTTACAAAAAGAATTACAGTTTCAGATGGTAGTAATGCTAGACTTTTCTTAGGTGAAGTTGATGGAGATGGTTCATCTTTTCCTGGCTCACCACAATTTGGAATAAAAATATTTAATGGAAGTGGTGTCGCTGATGGAAATAGATTAGTTGAATTAGGTGAAGGTGCCAATATGATTGCGGGTTGGGATTTACTACCTGGTTCAATAAAATCAGATACCCAAGATGGAAGTGTAGCTTTGAGTTCTGTATCACAGTCATTAACGATTTGGACTGGTAGTATAAATCACGCTGAACCAAAACTTGTTTTAGGAAAACTACCAATCAATGACGGTACAGTCAATGAACCATATGGTTTAGCTGTTTTCGATGGTTCAGGTGTTGTTACATCAAGTGTAAACGATGCCAGTGCTTCAGTATTAATTACAGCAAACAAAGCTAGACTTGCTGGATGGGAGTTAGTGCCTGGTAGACTGAAGAGTGGAACGGTTGCTGATATAAATGGTAATAATGCTTCACTAGCACTCGGAACTGGTGCAACAAGTGCTACTGGCACACCAACACAAGGATTGTTTTTTGTAAGTGCTTCTACACAACCAGTATTCTATGTGGGTGATACATTTTCATATGTAAATGATGTTTTAAAAGCTGGTGGTTGGGAGATTGGATTAGGACAAATATCAAGTTCAAAAGGAACAGCAAAACTTCTTAGTGATAATGGTGGAGCTTTTGCTCTTGGTTCTACACCACCAACGGATTATGAAAATGGAACTGGTGTATTTTTAAGTGGTAGTGGACAAGCCTTGTTTGGAAATGCTGCTGGTAGTAGAGTCCAATGGACAGGTACTGCATTACGAATTAGTTCCTCTGCGTTCAATCTTACTACTGATGGAAACTTGACGGCATCAAACGGATTATTTCAAAATATAAGAATTGTCGGTGGTGCTGCTAATAATTCAATTGAAATGATAAGTGGTTCTTTAGGTCAACCAAACTTTATCGGTGGTGGTAACAATAACAAAATAGAAGCTAGTTACAATACTTTCTTAGGTGGTGGTCAAAATAATGTAGTATCTATGTCTAATCAATCTATTCTTGTTGGTGGTGATGGTAACGTCATAACAGGTGGTATTGAGCCCGGCCTCGGCACCTTTATTGGAGACAATGCGACAATTGCTGGTGGTAAAGAAAATATGATAGATACTGGTCCCAACGCCTTTATAGGTGGTGGTACAGAACACTACATAGGTCCTGGAAATAGAGGAATTGAACAAGCAATAGGAAGTGGTAATCCCACTATATTTAATGGACCATATACTGAAGAATATAGCGATGGTACTGAAGTTGGAACTGTTGATGGACCAAAAAGAAGCACTTCATCTACAATTGGTGGGGGTGAGGGTAATTTAATTAAAGCTTCAACAAATTCTACAATAGCTGGTGGTAGAGTTCATTATATAATTGATTCAGATGCTGCATCTATTGCGGGAGGATCTTTAGGAAAAATGATTGATGCAGATCACAGTAACATTCTAGGTGGTATTAACAATCAAATAATTTCACAATCTCATTCAGTTGTTGCTGGTGGTGAACAAAATAAAATTGGTGAAAATGGTATACCAAATAGACTTACACAAGGTTCATTACAAGCCAGAAACTTTATAGGTGGTGGTTTTCAAAATTTTATATTTAATAGTCAACATTCAACTATTCTTGGTGGAAACCAAAACACAGTACATACGGGTAGTGTTAAAGCAACAATATTAGGTGGGGAAGGAAATACCATAAGTAGTGGTTCTAATGCAATGATTGGTGGCGGAGAAGATAATTTTATATCTCCTCCTGCAGCAGGAACATTTGGAGAATATGCTTTAATAGGCACTGGAAAAAATAACAGTATAATCAGTTCCGCAGACTTCAATGTGATTCTTGGTGGAGAAAACAATCACATAGGTAGCACACTCACAGATGTATTTGTCATAGGAAGTAATATAAGTGCATCATTGAGTAACACTACATTTGTAGAGTCTTTAGTTGCACAAAACACCACAGATGCTAATGATTATGTAAAAGTCTCACATGATGGAACAGATGGAAATGTAGTATCAAATAGAGGTTCATTAAAATTAGGTAGTCAAGGTAGTGCAAACGCAATAACCATTGATTCAAATGCCGATGTAATACTAAAGGCAGGTAAAAAATTATTCTTTGATGGTAGTGACAATACATATATTTTTGAAAGTTCAGACGGTGTGATAGATGTATATGGTGATAATGTTCATTTAATTTCATTTAAACAAAACGGTACACAAAGTGAAGTTGTGGTTAATGAGGGTAGTGGCGATGTTGATTTCAGAGTAGAGGCAAATAACAACCAACACGCTTTCTTTGTTGAAGCAGAAGGACAAGGTAATGTAGAATTTCGAGGAACAAATCAAAAAATAAGTGGTTCATCAACCTCAACTGGTTCGTTTGGTTCATTAAGTCTCGGAGAATCATCCCATATTCACACTCTTAGTATAAAAGGTCATAGCGAGGGAAGCACTGGTATAAGAGTAAGACATCCATCGGATGATACCTTATTTGAGGTAAAGGCAAGTGAAGATGATGGTAGATTGAGGTTATTTGCTAATAACTCAAGAAAAATTCAACTTCATGCTAACGATGTCTCCTATTTCAATGGTGGAAATGTCGGCATCGGCACAGAGAGTCCTACCGCCAGAAAGCTAGAAGTAAAAGATACGAGTTCAAATGTAGGCATACGATTGACAACTGGTACATCATTGGATGCTATAATTGATTTCGGTGATACAGACGATGGCGACGCTGGTCGGATACAATACGACAACAACACCGATAAAATGCACTTTAGGACATCTGGATCCAATAGACTCACCATTGATAGTTCAGGAAACGTTACGCCAGGTAGTGATGATTCTCAGACTTTTGGTTCATCGTCAGAAAGATGGAAAGATATATTTGCTGTTCAAACAACAACTGGTGGTGTATTCGAGACAGGATTGAAAACAGAAAAGATTGGAGATAATCCAACAGGAACAATCGTAAGTTGGAGAGGAGATGGTTTAGTTCCTTGTGACTCGAATGAAGACGAACTCGTAATGGGTGTGATTAAACAAGGTAAAGACGAACCAATTGTATTGGGTGCTGAGCCCGTATTAGTGACTGGTAAAGTAAACATTGGAGACTACATTGTAACCTCTGATAAAATAGGTCATGGAAAAGCTGTTAAAAGAGGATATTTATTAAAGAAGGATTTATTTGGAAAAGTTATTGCTCAAGCACTCGAACCAAGTGATGATAGTGATTCGTGTTTGATAAAATGTATGATTAGGAAAATGTAATGGGAAAGATTCACATAGAAAATGGCATTATAAGTTCATCGGCTGATTATAGTTTATTTCATGGAACATCTAAATTGGCAATTATTGAGCCTGGTGCTTTCAGAGTCCAAGGTGATTTAATTGCCGAAAACTATATTGTGAGTTCTTCTGTGACTTTTATGACCACATCTTTTAGTGATGGTTCAACACGATTCGGTAATTCTGATGCCGATACACATCATTTTCAAGGTATCATAAGTTCTAGTGTTGGAGGCTCAACTAATAATAATTCTGTTATCAGAGCTACAGGTGGTGGTGCCAGGCTTCTTTTAGATTCTGTGCATAATGAAACAACAACTGGTGTTCAATTTTTAGAAGGTGCTTTTGGTACTGAAGCAAGTATCAATTATAATCACGCTACTGATACGATGGAATTTAAAGGAAGTGGGACTAACACGACATTAGTGTCCATAGATACAAGTGGAGATATTGAATTAGCCACTAACGATGCTAAGATAAAAGCAGACTCTACAAACACATTAAACATACAAGCACATCAGTTAAAGATTCTTGGTTCTGGTGGTGAGGAAAGATTTCAACTGCAAAGTGAAGGGAATGATAATCCTGGTGTGTTTATGATTAAACAATCTGAAGTACAAACCACCATTCAATTAAATTCAGCTGGAGATTCTTTTTTAAATGGTGGGAATGTCGGCATCGGCACATCAAATCCAGCTGGTAATTTAGAAATAGTAGGTGGTAACGGTACTGTTAGTGGAACACCTGAGTCTGATGGAAATGAATTTGTAATTAGAAATAATGACAGAGCTGGTATGTCTATATTAGCTGGTGAGGGAACTGGAGATACATCTAATGTGGTATTTGGTTCTACAAGTGACATGAATGGTGCTAGTTTAAATTATGAGTTTAATGCAAAACTGTTTAGAATGCAAAGTCAGCATCCTAGTTCGGAATTATCACTAGCAAGTGCTAATAATGTTGAGGCAGTAAGAATCGATACATCACAGAGAGTCGGCATCGGCGTCTCAAGTCCCGCACAAAGACTTCATGTTTCCCAAAGTTCTGGAACGGCCGCTCTTATTGATGGTGATGGTAATGGTAACAATCCAATTCTTCATGTAAGAGACAGAGCAGATACATTTGTCGCATTATTCGAGGGTAACAGAGCAGGAGACACAGGAGCTGCTGTAATGATTCGTCACAATCCAGCATCACCCGCCTCTAGTAATAGAACTCGTTTAAATTTTCAGATGCCCGATAATGGTGGAACTGCTACCACTTATGCTCAATTTGCTTCATTCATAGATAGTAACACCAATACTTCAGAGGAAGGTCATTTGAAAATCAATACAATGACTGGTGGTTCTGTAACCGAACATCTACATATCGGTAATAATAAAATAAGTGGTTCAGCAGCCTCAACCGGTTCGTTTGGTTCGGTTCACACTGGTGGGCAAGTAGGTGTGCAAACTACAGCTCCAAAGAAAGGTTTGACTGTTAAAGCCACTGGTAATGATGATGGAATAGCACTTCTTGCAAGTAATGGTCAATATGTTGCACTAATTCATCAACAAGACTCAGATGCTGGAATGTTAAGATTACATGATGATTCTTCAACAACTAAAATAGCTTTCAATGCTGATAATGGAGGTAATTCTTTTTTCAATAATGACAACGGTAAAGTTGGCATCGGCACGGATAATCCTCAAAAAGATCTACATATACATCAAAACAATAGTAATGCTTTACATGAAGCACTAACAATTAGAACAAACTCTAGTGGTGAGGGTTTAGCTCTTGGAGTCAATGCTGATAACTCCTCTTATGTGGTTAATTCTGATTCTGGTAATGCATTACATTTAGGTGGTTCAAGTTCTACAATTAATAATACAGGTCATCTAACAGTTGATGGTGGTGGTAACATCGGCATCGGAACGGGAAGTCCTACACAAAAATTAGATATTCGTGGTGGAAATTTAATAATTTCGGCTAGTGGTGGAAGTGGTGTTATCTTCAAAGGAACAGGAGACGGTTCAAACAAAAATGCCCTATACTTCAAAAATGCCTCAAATACTGAAAAGTTTAGAATAATACACGATCCAAGTGCTAATGGAACTGATGATTTACAATTCAAAGCAAATGCAAATAGTGTGCCTGTAATGACAATGTTACAGAATGGAAATGTAGGCATCGGCACATCAAGTCCTGATTCTCTTTTACATTTAGAAACAGGCGGAAAAGCAACTCTTAGAATGACAAATTCTACTACAAGTACAACAGATGAAACTGAAATTGGCACAATAGAATTTGAAGGAAAAGATAGTTCTACTAATCGTTCAGGTGTAATGGCAAAGATTACATCTAGGTATAGTGATACAGGCACTGCTGGGGGTAGTACGATTGATGGTGGTGGTAATGAAGGTGGCAATATAGGATTTTTCACATCTATTGCAACATCAGTTGGAGGTTCTCAAACACTTGCAGAAAAAATGAGAATTGAGAATAATGGGAATATTGGCATCGGCACCGGAAACACGAATCCGAAAACACATTTAGATATACAAAGTTATCAGGCAGATGGTATTACCATTGGTGCGGATAATGATGCTAATAGAACACGAACAAATTCAACAGTAAAGAGTGGTGGTATAACTGGTGTTCATTATACTAATGCAGAGGAGAACATCAGAATAATTGGATATGATTCTACTTCTGATGCAAATAAAGTTTATATTGGTGGTGCCAATGGTGATTGGAACGCGGCAACTCAGATAGATTTTTATACTGCTGCAAATTTTAATACTGTTACTGGTACTTTAAGATTTAGACTTGACTCTAACTCCAGAATCTCACTAAGTAATAATGATAGCGGAGGTACTGGTGGTTCAGATTCCACAAGTGCAAATACACTTTTGGGTTTTTTGGCTGGCGATGACTTAGCATCTGGAGGTGTGAATAATTCTTTCGTTGGACACGCAGCTGGACATAAAAATACAACTGGTGATAGTAATTCTGGTTTTGGAAGATATGCTGGGTTTGGAAACTTGACTGGTGACAATAATACATTTGTTGGAAGTCAAGCTGGGCTATCAGACAATGGGAGTAGTCATAGTAATAATACCGGAGTCGGATTTGAGGCTCTAAAAGTGCTTACTACTGGTGGAAGTAACACTGCTGTGGGAGTGACTGCTGGCGATTCAATTACGAGTGCTAATTTCAACGTTGCAGTTGGCTTAGACGCATTAGGTCAAACCACAACGGGCGGTGCAAATGTTGCGGTGGGATATCAAGCTATGGAAGGGGATGCTGATGGTGACGGAGCAGACAATGTTGCCATAGGACATAAAGCTATGTTAGCAAATGTAAGTCCAAGTAAGAATGTTGCTATTGGTGATTCTGCAATGAGAGCAATGAATGGAACTGCTAATGGAATTGCACAATGTGTAGCAATAGGTGCAAATGCCTTTTTTGGTGATGCCGACAATACAACTACTAATACAGATGGCACGACTGCGATTGGATATAATTCATTATTCTCATTAACTACTGGACAACAAAATACAGCAATCGGCTCATTCAATTCTGATGCTCTAACCACAGGTGGGTTCAACACATCAGTTGGAAGGTCTACGCTTGGTGCTTTAACGGCTGGAAGTCATAATGTAGCATTGGGAAGAGCGACACTAACAACTGCGGCTGATGATGAATCAGATAACATTGCTATTGGTAATAGTGCATTAGGAGCGGCTAAACAAGACGGAACAGCAAGTAGTACCAACAGAGAAGTAAAACAAAATATAGCGATTGGAACTGATGCTCTAATTGGAGGCACTTTAACAGGTGCAAGACATCTTGAAGGTAATGTTGCTATTGGGTATCAAGCATTGGATGCTACTGGAGCAAACGAACAAATAGGTACAGTTGCTATCGGAACAATGGCATTATCGACATTGACGGATGGCCAATTTAACGTTGCTATAGGTTACGAATCTCAAAAATTTCAATCAGACGGAACAGGTAATACCACATTAGGATACCAATCTTTTAGAAATGCAGATAATGGTGAATCATTCAATGTTGTGATTGGACACGAAGCCGGAGAGTTTCAAAATCACGCAGCTTCCGATGGTAATGTTTGGATAGGAGGTGAGGCTTGTGTTGGTGGAACTGGTAATAGAGATTATAGTGTTGCAATAGGTTATCGAGCTTGGTCAAATGCTGGTACTCAAAATAATATTGGTGGTTCTGAGAATATATTTATCGGTGCTTATTCGGGTAACGGAACTTGGGCAACTGCCGCGAGTGACCAAAACACTGCAGTTGGATATCAAACAATGGCTGGAAATATGAATGGGGCAGCTTATAATAGTGCGTTCGGGTTTGAGTCACTAAACGATTTGACTACAGGTGACTATAATACTGCTATAGGCTATAAATCTGCCGATGCTTTGACCACAGGCACTCAAAATACCGCATTGGGTTCTTTTTCCTTTAGTAACTCTACGGAAGCTGCCAGAGTAGTCGCAATTGGATATGCCGCGAGTAATGCCTCTCTCCTAGCCAATGGTGAGGGAAGTGTTGCAATAGGTTATGCCGCACTTAATAATCATCAACAGAATGTTAATACTGCCGTTGGATATCAATCAGGTAAAAATTGCTCGACAGGTGGAAATAACACTGCTCTTGGTTATAATACATTAGGTGGGAATAACTCTGCTGGGATAACTGGTACTAACAACACAACTATAGGACACCAGGCAGGCAGAGATATGGAAGGAGCAGTTGAAGGAAATGTCCTTGTAGGAAAAAACGCCGGTTTAAATATGACCACTGCGGCAAACAATACCCTTGTCGGAACAAATGCGGGCGATGCACTTATTGATGAAACCCATAATGTTGCAGTCGGAACAGATGCTCTTGGTGGTTCAAGTTTAGTAGACCAAACAGTTGTCATAGGTTCTCAAGCTGGTATGGGAGCAATGGAGGCTACTGCTGACGGAACAGTCATCGTGGGATATGGAGCCGGAGCATCAGTCACTTCAGGTGAGGGTAATACCCTGATTGGTTTTGGTGCGGGCACGGATATAACTACGGGTGGTGCCAATACTATTATTGGATATCAAGCCCTTATAAATGCACAAACAAATGTTGGTAACTCTACTGTTATTGGATATAAAGCTGGACAAAAACTTGGTGATAATGGACTAAGTGACCATTCAGAACATAATATTATCATTGGTTCAGGAACAATGGATGGTGGTCACGATACATTAGCTAACAATACAGCAAATTTAAATATTGCTATCGGTAATAATGCGTTAGGTGGCAATACTGGCACATCTACTTCCCTAACAGCGGCTAGTAATACAGTCATTGGACATGATGCCATGAAAGTGGTGTCAAGTGGGGTGGATAATGTTGTAGTCGGCAAGGATGCAGGCGACTCAATAACGACTGGACAGTTCAATACAATTATAGGTAAAGGTGCGGATGTATCAGCTGCCAGTGGGGAAAATCAAATAGTGATAGGTAGGGCAGTAATAGGAACAGGTAATAACGAAACTGTAATTGGTGGTTCATCTCAAACTAAAGTTACATTTGGTGGTGACACCGCAATAACTAGTTCAGCTGGTTCTAGCATGTCAAGTGGAACAATTATTGCAAACGATTTTCAAGTTAAAACTTCAATATCTGGTTTTGGTGATTCTGATACAAAAATTGAATTGGGTTCTGATACGATTGACTTTACTGCCGGCAATGTAAAAATGTTGTCACTCAAAGAAGGTTCAAGTGATTCTGTTGTAATAAATGATGATTCTAATGATGTAAATTTTAGAGTAGAATCTGACGGCGAAAGCTCAATGTTGAAAGTAGATGGGGGAACGAATAGAGTTGGTATAGCACAAGGAACACCAGAAGGACTTTTACATGTGGGATTTACAGGCGCTGCCTTTGGACCATCTACACCAACAGCAGCCTTATATGTTGAAACACCTGATTATGCCCAACCAGCATTGTATACCAAAACACCAACTTCTGATGCAGGTACAACTAAAGTTGCAAATAAAATGGAATTTGGAGATACTGCTGTTAATAGTGGTTCAGTTATTTTGGATCTTGATTTTTCAGGTGATAGTTCCCTTAACTCAAATCATAATTTTATAAGATTTCAAAGTGGTGCTGGTATAGTTGGAAGTATAAATGATGATGTGGCTTATAGTACATTTACAGGCACTCACATTTCACAAAGACCAAGTGGTTCATCCTATGATGATTGGAGAACAGGTATGATAGTAAAGTCTACTGGTAATATTATTGCTACTGGTAGTTCAATATCACTTGCTTGGCCAGAAGTTGAATTAACAACAACACAAAAAGACAAAGCTGTGATGGGTGTATTTTCAATGACAACTCAAGATGACTTTGAGTATGCCCACTTAGATAGAACACTTCCAAGAATACATTACAATGCTCTCGGTGAAGGAATGATTAGAGTTACGGATACTGGTGGAAACATAGAGACTGGTGATTACATATGTTCATCTACTAGAATAGGACATGGTGAAAAACAAGATGACGATTTAATGCATAACTATACAGTAGCAAAAGCCACTCAACCTTACAATTTCACATCAGCCAGTAATGATGCTGATTTAGGATATAAATCAGTATTGATTGCTTGTACTTATCATTGTGGATAACAAAATTTCTTTATATTTATATATGAATAATTAGGATAAGTTTATGCCGATTACATGGGCTGAAGCGGATATATCACCGTCACAACTTTCAAAAAATAGTGAACTTGCTACATTTACTTGGTCTGAGTTTAGTACAGCATATGAAGCTTATCTAAAAAGAGGTAAATATAGAAGAAAAGACTACAACGAATTCTATAATCAAAACCTTGATAAGAAAAAGAAAATGGTAAGTCTTATTCTAAAGGTAAAGGGTGAGACGATAAAAGATGATGCTATTATACCAATGGATATGGACATTAGTTTAACAGACATTGATATGGTAATTAATGAAGTATTATTAAAACCAAAGGTGAAAATATATGTCGATTAAATTATATACAGATAAGACAGAGTTGTTTGAATGTAATGTTGCTCTTGAAGGAGCTTCAATCAAAGAATCAAAACTAAGAGCTATTTTAAAATTTGACGATAAAAATTTAATGGTCGAGGGTGAAATCAAATCAAATGGAAAAGGACAAATATTATTACCTAAGTTAAAAAACATTTCTGAGGATGGAGAAGTCGGTAAAATGGAATTAGAAGTTATAGCCGAAGATGCTTATTTTCAACCATACGAGGAAACTTTTAAAGTCGTTACAAGTAAAAAGGCAACTGTTGAGGTTATGAGTAAAGAAGTTTCTAAACCAAAAATAGTAGTTGAAAAAATTACACCTGAAATGGAAATGACAAAAATGTTAAGAGAAAATGGGATTACCAAAAAGATGTTGGTAAAAAACAAGTCTCGTTTCACTCCTGTTCTACATAATTATTATAAGGAAGCAAATATAAAAGAAGGTTTTAATGTCTTTTTATCAAAGGTTTTAAAAAGGTTAGATTAAAATGGCCAACAGACCAGATCTTAATTTAACTGGCGATAGTATATCATCAACTTTTCAACATCTACTACAGGTTCGTGAAGATGATAAAACTCTTTACGATGCTACTGGTGACGCCCTAACTGATTTTAGAGTTACTGGTAGTTTTACATCAACAGAAACTATAACAACAAAAAATGTCAACTCCCAATTTTTGACTATTGAAAAAAATAGAACATTGACGGAAGATAAAACTTTTGATTCCACCGATAATGTCTCGTTAATGTTAGGTGATAATTTAACTGTTGGGGATGGTGTAAGTTTAACAATAGAAAATGATGCACAATTTATAGTTGTGCCTTCATCATTTTTTATAAAATGATAAGGAAGATTAAGTGTCACAATTAAATGTAAATACTATATCACCACAATCAGGCAGTTCAATAAGTCTTGACAGTTCAATAACTGTTTCGGGTAATATTACAGCAACAAGTCAAACAGGCTCTATAGGGAGAATAGAAGGTGACACTATAAACCTATCAGGTGATTTAACTGCAAAAAGATATATTGTATCATCCTCTGTAACAGAGTTAAGTGTAATTACTAATAGTGGTTCTACTGCTTTTGGAGACTCATTAGACGATACACATATTTACACAGGTAGTTTACAATTAACTGGTAGTATAACTGCTACAAGTTTTAGTGGTGATGGAAGTGGATTATCAAATGTATTTGAGGGAACTGTACCAAGTGCTTCTATATCAACTAGACTTACAAATACAGAGGTCACTGCTAGTAGTTTCTTAGATGGAACTGCTACATTAATAAGTGGTTCAGTAACATCAACTGGTTCGTTTGGTATAGGGTATTTGAACCAAATAGGAATATTACAAACAAATCCATCTACAATGGACTCAGCTGCTGATGATTTAGTTATTGGAAATGGGGATAGTGGAGTAGATAGAGGAATCACTATATTCACAAGTGCTGGTAATAGTAAAGGCTCTATTCATTTTGGTGACGCTACAAGTGGTAGTGGTAGAAAACGAGGAAGAATAGTTTATGACCATGATGGTGATGCCTTAACATTTGCAGCTGCTAATACTGATGTATTGGAAGTGACTAATGGTGGATTAGAAGTATCAACAGGTAACATAAGTGGTTCAGTAACCTCAACTGGTTCGTTTGGAAAACTATTAGGTGATGGTAGTAGTTTAACAGGTATAACCTCTTTTGCTGGTTCAGCTGGAACTGAAACATCTTTTAGTGGTTCAGCAGCTTCAACTGGTTCGTTTGGTAGTTTAAAATTGAATAATGAATTTGGTGATGTAAATATACGTTCCTCTGGTGGTTCAATGAATATAGTTATAGGTAGTAGTACAACTGGAGAAGCATTAAATAGTGGTGCCGTTGACAATGTATTAATTGGACAAGGTATTTCAGCACCAGCAGGTGCTTCAAATAATACGTTCATAGGATCTGGAGCTGGTGCAGCTAACGCTGCTTCCAATAATAATGTTGCCATTGGATATAGTGCTATGGCAAGTGGAAATTCTAATGCAAGAACTGTTGCAATTGGTTTTCGAGCTTTAAATGGTAATGGTAATTCCAATAACAATGTCGCTGTTGGTTCTCAGGCAGGAGAGGCTACTACTGATGGTGAAGAAAATGTCTTTATCGGACAAGATTCAGGCGATACTAATACCACAGGAGATAAGAATGTAACTTTAGGTAACGCAGCTGATGTAAGCACTGCCAATGCACAGAATCAAATTGCTATTGGACACAATGTAACATCTACTGGTGATAATCAAACTGTAATTGGTAATTCAGATCAAACTCATGTTGTATTTGGTGGAGATGCCTTAATAAGTGGTTCAGCAACCTCAACTGGTTCGTTTGGAACAGTTATAGCTGATAGTAATAAAATTATCCAAAGTACAGATGCAAATACATTCATTCTATTAACTGGAGCCGGTTATCCAAACGATGATTTTAAAGTCGTTTCAAGAAATAACACTCTACTGCATGTAAATAATAATACTGGCGGTGTGATGATGGGTGGGGGTGCCAACGCTACGGGTGATTCGGTAGCTATTGGATATACAGCAGCTGCTGGAACTAATGCAGTTGCTATAGGTAGAGGTATTAGTGCGGCTGCAAGTGAAATTAGAATAGGTGAAAGCGGTGCAACTGATGCTTACTTAGGACAAGGTAATGCTAATTTACATATAAATGCTATTACTGCTAGTGGTGACATAAGTGGTTCAGCAACATCAACTGGTTCGTTTGGACACATAATGAAAGGTGGAGTTAATTTTGATACAGCAGTTTCTTCATCGGCTGCGGCTGCTGGATTTGGTAGTGGTGGTGGAAGTGGTGGTGGTGGTGGTTCATCACCAAATGCCACAGATGGTTCACAATCTGTAATAAGTGGTTCATCAACCTCA